GAAAATACCTAAAGATTTTCTAGAACTAAAAAGACAAGCAGAAATGTTGGGAATGACGAATCCTGAGTATTTAGAATCTGTAGAAGAATTATTTAGTAAATTACCTGAATCCATTAGAGAGAAATTAAATGAGATTTTAGAAGGTAGAAGCTCAGAAGATTTTGTAGTATTAAATACTAACCCGTTTAAAGAAGAAGATACAGTTTTTCATTTAGCATATATGAAAAAGAATTATGATGCTTATGGTACTCCGCTTATTTTCAGGGTACTGAAATTATTGATTTTAAAAGACCAGCTTATTAAAGCTCATCACGCTATCGCTAGTAGAAATATGGAGCCTATTAATTTAATCTGGGGAGAAGATTTAGGTGAAGAAGATTTAATAGACTTAAGGTTACAAGTAGAACAGGCAATGCAATCTCCTGATTATGCAGTTATTACGAATTACGAAGTTCATTGGGATTTAATTACCGGTAACGATAGGATGACAGATTTGACTAGAGATTTTGAATTTATAAATGACCAGATAATGATAGGAATGGGAATGAATGCAACTGTACTTTCTGGGGAAGGTACGTATTCAAATACATATATAACTCAAGCAATTATAAACGAACGTTACGCTAGGTTTAGGGAAGTATTTACAGACTGGATACAAAAATTATTTTTAGCAGTAGCCAAAGCAAATGATTTTTATATAAGAATAGAACAACCTACAGAAGAATCTAGCGAAGACGTAGAAAAAGGAGAAGACCCAGAAGCAAAAGAAAAGAAATGGTGGTTAATTCCTGAAGTAAGATGGACGAGAACTTATATTACAGGTGATAGAGATAATAAATCATTTATGCAATCTCTTTATAGTGATGGTAAATTAGATTTAGAAACTTATTTGTCCTTCTTTGACCTTGATGGCAAGGAAATTAAAGAAAGAGTTGAAGAAGAAATAAGAAGTGGTTTTGCTATGTTGCCTGAACTTGTTAGAAATATAGCAAGTGAAGTTGGTAGAGATTTAGCTCCATACTTTAAGAAGATGATGTTAGAAAAATTTGATATTCCAAAAGAAATAATAGAACAAGTAGAAAAAGAACAAGCTGAAGGTGGAGGTGGAAGATGGTAAAAACGAAGTTAAAGAAAATGGCTAAATTATTAAGATATTCTTTAAATATTCAAGATTTAGTGGAGAAATCTTTAGAAGAAGGAACTATTGACCCACGATTAGAACAGGAACTTAAAAAAGATTTTGAAAAAGAAGGAGAGGAATGGGCAAAAGATGTTATTCGATATGCAGATTGGGAGACCGAAGTTAGAGAAAGTTATGGTCTAGAAGGGTTAGAACCGCCTTATGACCCTCGCGATATCGAAGATATTATATTTGATGAAGTAATCCCTGGTATCAAAGAACATGCCGAGCAATTTGCCGATTGGGCTTATAGCCCTTATCATAATTTTAAAGTCTTTCTCGAAATGTTAGGGCTTGAAGATTTGTATAGAGAAAATCCAAAACTGGAAAATGAGTTTTCATTTCTATTCGATGAGCTTCAAGATTCATTTGACGACGGTGCTTATAAAGTTTTTGAAAGAGAGATACCAAGAATAGCAAGAGATTTGGCGAGAAAATTATAAGGAGTTGAAAATGCTCAGAAAGTTAGCAAATAGATTAAGAGCTCAAAATAAAAGAAAACGTAAGAAGAAAGTAGATTTGCCTAGAGAAAATATTCTTCCTCCTAGGGAATATTTGCCTCCTCGGATGAGTTACAGCGAACAAGCTTTAGTTAGTAAGTTTAAGAAAGTCGCAGAAGTTCCTAGAGATTTATTTAGACTAATAGACGAAGATGCTAAACAAGGTTATTTATCAACTAAAACGATAAATTATCTCAAAGATTTATTTAGTAAAGGACAGCAGAAAGTAATAGATTGGTTATTAAATAATCCTGACTTTCTTGAATATGTACTTGAATTACGAGCAGAAGTTTATGATGATACTTCTGTTGATGGGGTTGGATATGCCGTAGAGTGTTTTTTAGAAGATTATTATCAAGAAACAATTTTTGATGATGAATATATTGGGGATTATATGAGTAAGAAAGGATTTTCAAACGAAGAAATATTAAATCTTTATAAATTATTTAGTAAGTATTCTTTTTATGCTAATAAATTTGATTATGAATATACGAGAGGTTCGAGGGTAGAGCGGGAGTACGATGATATATTGATTCGCGAAAGAAAGGAAAGACGATATGAGGAAGAAGAGATATGGTAAATATTATTTCCAATGTAGATGGAAGATTAATAATCAAAGATTTGAATTTAACATTTACTTATAAAGGCCAGTTAATAACTATTAAAGATGAGGCATTTAACTTATCCAAAGATATTAAAGAAGCATTAAACAAAGGTTATATAACAATTATTAAAAAATCTCCTATTATTAAAAAAGAACAAAAAATTCCTAGAAATAATAATCGGGATTTAGATAACTTAATCAAAGAATTAAAAAGTATTTTAAATGAATTAAAACAACAAACTATACAGAAAGAAGTGATTGTTAAAGAAGTTCAAAAAACCAGTTCTAACGAGGATTCTGATATTGAATATACAGACCCATCGTTGTTGGCAGATATATCTCATACATTAAGCAAAGATTATAAAGCTCACTTAAGTCCAAAAACTTCTAAAGGGGATAAGATAGATAAATCGCAAATAGAAAACTTAAAAAGTTTAACGCATTAAACTTTATTTAAATTTGGGAGGATTGATATGGGACACGTTGGATTAGATATCGGTACTGCTAATCTAGTATCTGCTTTTATGAATGATAATGAAGAAATAGAATATAAAATCCAAAGAGATGCTTATATAGAAATAGAAAGAAATAGATATACAGATAAAATCCTACAAGAAAGTGGGGTTCAATACGTAGAGTATAACAACAAAACATTTGTATTAGGGACGAATGCTTTTGAATTAGCCAATGTATTTAATAGAGAATGCCAAAGACCAATGAAAGATGGTCTTATATCTCACGATGAAGCAGAGTCCGTCCCTGTAATTGAATTGCTAATTCATAGTCTTATAGGCGATGGAAAAGAAGGAGATATATGTTGCTTTTCAATCCCTGCTAAGGCAATAGATTCAGATAAAGAAGTATTTTATCACGAAGGGTTATTTAAACAGCTTATATCTAATCAAGGTTATAATCCTATAACAATAAACGAAGCTTTTGCAGTAATACTTTCAGAATTATCAGAAGATAAATATACAGGAATAGCAATATCCTTTGGAGCAGGATTAACAAATGTTTCAGTAAGTTATATGGGAACTGAATGTGTATCGTTTTCAGTAAACAGAGGTGGGGATTGGATTGACAAGCAAGTTTCTACTATTTTAGGTATCCCTGCTTCTAGGGTAGCTGGGGAAAAAGAAAACGAAGAAATAGATTTATGTAGACCGTCAGGACAATTTGAAGTAGCTTTATCTCTAACATACAAAGCACTTATTGATTATGTGGTGAATTTAATTGCAGAAAGATTGGTAAAGAGTAAGAAAGTTCCTTATTTTAAAGAACCTATAAATATCATTTGTTCAGGCGGTACTAGTTTAGCAAAGGGATTTATAGAATTATTTAATGATAAATTTAAGAAAGAAGATTTTCCAATCAAAATTAAAGAAATAAAACTAGCTCAAAATCCTTTATACGCAGTTGCTAAAGGTTGTTTATTGTCTGCTTTAAGTAGTTAATTTGTATTTAAGGAGATTTAAAGATGAGGATAGAAAGAAAATCTTGGAGAGGAAGAATGCCTGGAGGGTATGGATTAGGGCCAGGTGGTGTTTGTATTTGTTTAGATTGTGGAAAGGAAGTTCCTCATACTAGGGGAGTTCCTTGTTATGCTCTTACTTGCCCTTATTGTGGTGGACCAATGATGAGAAAGGAAGTTATAACTAGATTTCAACAGAGGTTTGTAAGATGAATAGATATATAGAAAAATTTCTCAAGAAGAAATTATCAATTTATTGGTATGCCCCGGGAAGGGTTTATAGGCCTACAAGACAAGAATTAGAACCAGATGATACTCCACCCGTGGGTAAACCGGGGCCGTTCTTTTGTCCTAAATGTAAAACAAAGATGATTAAAAAGCCATATAAGCTGAAGGAATATATTTATATTTGCCCATCTTGTTTCTTTGTAGTATTAGAAAACGATTTACTTTCGTTTGTGGAGGAGAAATAAATGTTATATAAAATAGGTTGTCCTATTTTATCCCTGCATATTATTGATATTAGGAGAAAGACCGCAAGACTAAATAAATTTTCTGCTAAAGTTGTAGCAGATTTAGATACTGACAAATATGTATTTCACGATGTAGAAATTTTACATTCTGTTCTTCTTGAAAAAAACAGCGATTTTCTTATAAGAAGGGATACTGAAGAGAACATAAACGCTAACTTTGATGCTTGGGATTCTAAAGAGTTATTAAGTTCTTATAAAACATTCTTGAAGAACAAAGAGACAGGTGAGCCGGCTGATGTGTTTGTAGAACACGTTCAAGTAAAAGAATTGAGTAAAGGAAAGGTTTTTGACGCTGTTCCTATCATAGATAAAAAAGGAATCGTTACTATACATTTACTCATAGGGACAGAGAAGAAACACAAGGATTTAATCTCAATGATTGAATCAGGAATTTATAATGCTGTCTCTATGGGTTGTACTGTAGATTATGTAAGGTGTACTATTTGCGGGGCTAAGACAGAAGATGAATATGCTTGCGAACATTTAGCTTATCATAAAGGAGAGAGACTAATAGGGGTAGATGGTAAATTAAGAGTTTGTGCCGAACTTTGTTTCGGCAGTAATTTTTATGATTGTAGTTGGGTACGTTTTCCAGCAGATTCTAAAGCATTGGTATCGGAAAGAATAGCTTAACTTTATTTTTGAAGGAGGTTTGATATGAAGAAAGGAAAGGTAAGCAAGTCTTTAAAGAGCCTTCTTAGACTTGCTCAGGAGTTAGACAGGGCTTATGTTCCAACTCCCGAGGATTATACAGAAACAACTTGGGAGGATATCGTAGAAAAGACTTATAACGATAACCCTGTTTATGATGATGCTCGTGATGAAGTAAATAAAGCAGCAAGTCGCAAGAAGGCAAGTAAAAAAGTAAGTAAAAAAGTTTTACTCGCACAAGCTAAAATGGCTTACAAATTAGCAGAACTTCTATTTGACAAAGAAGAATTGGGCGAAGAAAAATTTACAGACCAAGTAGTAGACCTAATGTCTATGCACCCAAGAGCTCTAAGGGATACTTTAAAGCGTCTAGGTCAAGATGAGGATATCGAAGATATTCCTGATGTCGAAGAAGTCAGGGATATTATTGAAGAAGAGTCTGACCTCGATGTCGAAGAGACAGAAGGTCCTGAAGACATCGAAGAGGAACAAGGCGTTGAATTAGGTGCTGATGAAGATGAAGAAGAGAAAGAATCTAAGAAGAAACGCACACAAGATGAAGAAGACGAGGATAAAGAAGGTCAGGACGAGGATGAGGAAGAGAAGGAAGGACAAGACGAAGACGAGGAAGAAAAAGAATCCTTCTCTGATTTTATAGATGAGTTAGTTAAAGATGCTAACAAAAAGGACGAGAAGAAAAGGGTTCAAGCTTTAGCTAAGTTGTTCTCTGAAATAAATAAAAAGAAGAAAGCTTCTAAGAAAGAAATCAAGACCCTAGAAGGTTTTTGGGAGGATTGACAAATTCATAACTAAAAACTTAAATTCATTTTGAAAGGAGGTTGGTGATATGGCTTTACGAGTTCTTTATAGAGGGCACGCAGATACATTAAACGATTTAAAAGCTGAGGAGTTTACCCGCCAGAATTATGGTGCTCCAGGAATGACAAGCTCTCGTATCACAGCAGATACTCCAAATGGAGTTCTTGCTGGTATGGTAGCTTGTATGGATACTGATGGAGTAGTAAGAACTGTAAATAGTGGTTCGGATATTCCAGTAGGTATCTTTGCTAGCGATGCTCAGGGCCCTTCTTTTGAGAATACCCCAGCAATCGCTAGCGGTAAGATAGCAGTATTTAAGTCTCAAGGAGTATATGAGACTGATATTTATGAAACAAGAAACGAAGCTAATACTGCTGATTTGACTTATCAAGTAGGTGATAAACTTTATCCTTCTAAGAATGGTCTTCTTACAAAAGACTCATCTACAAACGATAATGTTGTTGGGATTGTTACAAAATCCCCAGGTTCTGATGGTTGGTTAAGATTTGACTTAAGAATATAATTTAGCTTTTGTTTAGTCAATCCTCCCTTAGTGAGGATTGGAATTTGAATTCATACCTAATTAAGTTCATATTTAAATTCATATTTATTGTATTTAAATTCATAATTCATAGGTAGGGTTTGTGGAAAATTCATAACTTTTTTGAAGAAAGGAAGGTGATTTTATGCCTCTCTCACTAGAAGAAAAAGAAGCATTGTTAGGAAAGTTAATTGAAAGTTCAGAAGGTCGTAGAAAGATAGCACAATCAATGATAAGCCCTCTTCGTAACAAACTTGATTATAGGGCAGTAGGAAGAAAGGCATTAGTAGTAGACCCTCTTCCTGCAGGTGTTCTTCCATACTATGATAAAGACGTGGATGTTTCTGCTATCATAGTAGCAGAAGATGGAGAAACACCTGAAGCAGTAGTAAGGGGTGAGAGAATACTTGTTCCTTTATTTGAGTTAGCAACAAACCCCAAAGTAAAAATTACTCAGGTAAAGGAACGTAAGTATGCAATACTTCGCCGTGTACAAGACAAAGCAGTACAGGCAATTCAGGAGTTAGAAGATACTCGTATTTTCTCTGCTCTTGAAGATGCTTGTGCTATAAATGATTTGACAACAATTAATGTTAGTGGTTATTTAGATAGAGATTCTCTTGCAGATGCATTTGCACAGATTGAAGCACAAGATTTGAGAGTTGCTAATATATTTATGAACGCCTTGGATTACTGCCGTAAGGCAGCGTAGTCCCCTATACCAGTGATGGTATAGTGCAAATCGGGTCAATTGCGGGAAAGACCTGTTAAGCTCTGGGTACTCCCCATCGCCGTGAGGTAGATGGTATAGTAAAAAGCCCAGAGATAGGGTTAATCCGCAGCCGAGCATCTTTAAGGAAGCTAAAATGAGTGTTAAAGAATATAGAAAAGTTACCTGTCCTATATGTGGTAAGAAGTTTAGAGTTTTACATCCTAACGGTCATTTAAAAGTTCACGGCATTACCACACTTGAAGAATTTTATCGTAGATTTCCAGAAGAGATGACAAGTTATACTGCTTATTCATATTCTCAAATTAGACCTAAATCAATTGAAGGGTTTGATTTGAGAGGGTTAAAAATCTCCGCTACTAAAAGAGGTATAACTCTTCACCGAGCATTGCAATTAAAAAAGAAAGAAAAGGAATTTAAGAAGTACGCTGAAGAAGGTGAAGAGTTAGTTACTTGTAAAATATGCGGAGGTAGATTTAAGAGGCTCGCAGCTCATTTGCATTATAAACACGGAATAACGACCAAAGAATATTTGGATTTGTTTAAGGGAGGATTGACTTGTTCCAAGAAATCAGGGCGGAAGACTGCTGAAACTTGTAATGCTAAAGGAATTTTACAAAAGGCAAGGGAGAATGCTAAAATCGGATTGCTTAAGAAATATGGAGTTGATAACCCTATGAAAGTTCCCGAAATTGTATTAAAGCAGTTTAAGTCTTCTGTTCGTCATGTTAAAAGTAAACCAGAAATCCTATTAGAAACCTTGTTGGATTCTAATTTTACTGGTCAGTTTGTTTATAATGGGTGTGGTAATGCCGATATAATGATTGGGCATAGGATTCCTGACTTTATACATACTTCTAAAAAGAAAGTTATAGAAGTTTTTGGAGTTTATTGGCACGGTGAAAGAAGGACAGGTATTCCTAATGATGTTCATGAAAAAGAACGTATTGAAGAATATAGAAAAGAAGGTTATGATTGCTTGGTGATTTGGGAAAATGAACTTGATGATGTAAATAAAGTTTGTAAGAAAATAGAAAGCTTCCTTAAAGATGAAGGTTCAGAGACCGAAGCTAGTAAGGGAGACCTTATTAGCGGAACCCGACATCCTATCGTAAAGGTAGGATGATGATACGGTCCGACCTCTACCGAAAGGTAGAGAGGTAGGCAGAAATGACCTACCCGCTTCCTTAATAGGAAGTAGTAACAAACGTGTTCGGCGACATAAGAAAATGGGGTAGAGACCAGTTAGATATTGAGACTCAGAGAGAATTACTCCAGACTGGTATTATGGGAAGAATTTGGAATGCTCAGATAACAACTTCTAGGGTAATACCTAGAGGTAAGGTATTTGTATGCACTGAGCCTGAGTTCTTAGGTGTAATGCCTATTAGAATCGAGCTTACAGTATGGCCAGCTGATGACCCAGAGAATAGGATGATTGGTTGGTCTATATTTGAGCAAATAGGTATTGGTATTCATAATGTCAACGGTGTAATCGATATTAACATTGTAAGATAATTTAGATTATCAAAGCGAGGGAGTGTTTAAGCTCCCTCGCTATTTGTAAAGTTTAACGCATTAAACTTTTGATTGAAGGAGGATTTAAATTATGCGTAAATTTGTATCTACAAGACCTGGTATTTTAAGAATATTAGATTTAGATTTGATAGTAAAGAAAGGCGAGGTTTTTGAACTAGACGAAAGGGACGTAGCAGTTTCTTCTAGTTTAAAAAATTGTTTAAAAGCAGGATGGATAAAAGAGATTAAAGATAATGAAACTCCTAGAAAAACTATTTCCTCAGATAAAAGCTCTGAAGATAAGCTTGAAGTCGTTGAAGAAAGGATTAAAGAAACGCAAAAAGAAATCCCAATTCAAGAAAAGAAAAGAAAGGTAGAAGTAGGAAGACTTAAAAAGCTTAAAGAATTTAAACAACAAAATCCTGGAATAATAGATTCTAGTTTGCCTATTGAAGAGCAATTAAAACAATATGAAGAATATACAACGGGTGGGAAAGAAATAGTCGTAGAATCCAAACAAGAACAAAAACGAGAGAAAGAAAAACCTAAGAAAGAAAAGGTTAAGCATAATGTAGCCCCTGAGAGAACTTTACCTTCTAATTGGGATTCATTACACTGGAAAGAAAGGATAAAGTTTTTAAAAGAAAATGGGAAATCAATCAGCACTAGAGAGCTGGAAGAACTAATTGACGAAAGTTCTCCCGCTGTCAGTGCTGTTATTAAAAGAATATTATTAGATAGAAAGAAAGAACAATTAGAATCTAAAGAAGAACTAAAACAAGAAGATGTTGAAGAAAATGGGGATATAGATTTTGAAGAAGAGGATGAGGATTTAGAAGAGATTGAAGTTTAGTTAAGGAGGGTGCAACCATGAGCGAATCCAGAAGGTCAGATTTATATTTATCTGCTTTCTTAGTTACAAAAGGAATTAAACTTAAAGGTCTAGTAGAAGAAGGCGGTAGAAAGTTGTTTGTATTCGATGCTCCAGAAGAAGAAGTACAGAAATTAGAGATAGCTTATTCTAACAGAAATTCAGAAGAGTCTAAAGTATCTGCCCTTGATTTTGCTGATAATATACGTTCGATGAAACGCTTATGTTATAAAGGAATGTAACATGACTCTTCAAGAAATTATAAATAAATTGAAACAATGGACACCTGAACAAGGCGTTTTACCTTTAAGAGATTTAGCTTTAGAAATAAGAAATCAAGATATAATTCCTAAGGATATAGAATTAGCAATACAGAGTTTGGACGCAGATGAAGAGGAAGAAGCTATTAACCTAGTTCAAAAAGCAATTAAAGATTTAGAAGATATACAATTTACAAGACAACAAAAAATCTTACCAGAAAAGCATAGATATGGCGAATTTATTTCTCTTTTTATAAGGAAATATCTTAAATGAGTACAAAAACTCATTCGGTAGCAGTAGCTAGAAATTCTCAATTAGGCCCTGAAGATTTAGATATTTATTTTGAAGTAGGGGGAGTTCCCACTGACCCATTTGAGATATTATTTGATGTTTATGATTTTACTACTGGGACAGAAGTCTTAATAAATCCTGCAGATAGAACACCTAATAAAATCTCTACAGGGCATTATTATGCTCCTATTTATATTCCTAGCGATGCTCCTTTTGGCGAATATCATATTAAATGGAAATATAGATTACAACCGGGCGACCCTCAATCTATCGAAACAGATGAATTCTTCGTAGTAGAAGCGACAGGTTTAGACCCCGAATTAACTGATACAGAAAAAGAATTAGTAAGACAGTTAAGGGTTTTATTGAGAGATAACAAGCCTGATAAATATTATCATTTTATGCCTCCAACTCACGAAGAAGAAATACAATCTTTTACTTCTGAGTATAGGTATATATGGGAAGATAGTCAGCTAGTTGATTGTTTAAATTGGGCTTGTTGGGATTTAAATAATATTCCGCCCCGTAAATATACTTTTACCTTAGATTCAATACTAAACGGTAATCCTCATCAAAAAAGGGTTTTGCCTTTATTGTTAGTTCGGGCTGCTTGTTATGCCCTAGATATGTTAGCGGTCAATTGGACTGCTGACGAGTTTAGTTATAGTATCAACGGGATTAGTTTAGATTTAGATAAATCTTCTGCTTATAGGGATATGAAAGATGCTTTTAATTCTCAGTATAGAGAAATGGTAGAAGATTATCAAAGAACAGTGAAGATAATAAAAGGTCTCAGACCAAGTTATTATACAGTTGGGTTTGGATTATCGGGCGCTGCTATGTTAGGACCTAGAACATCGGGAAGGAATATTAGGAATTATATAAGGAGATAAAGTTTAACGCATTAAACTTTAACGAGGTTAAACTATGGAATACGAAAAGATAATAACAAACTTTCCAGGTGGTGGTCAGAATCACGAAAATGATTCTGGTCTCGAAAAAGATGAACTAGATGCTGATTTGTTTAATGAATATGAAAGAGTAATGCAAAAGTTAGTAGATAATTCTCAAGTATCTTATACTCCTCACGGATACTGGGGATTATCTACCTTAAATTCTACAACAGGGAGAACGATAAAGCATTTTAAGAACTTGTCTTATTATTCTGTTGAAGTTATCGTATTAGGTAACTCTACTTCGGTTGGAAATATAACCGTGGACACTTCCGACCCTAATCAATTTACAGTTTATAATTCAGGAACAGACAATACTAGTAATTTTATATGGATAATAAAAGAATTACCTAGATTTACAGGATATTATGTAGTTTCTTCTGCGTTTAGTAACCCAAAAATAAATTTAATCCACGATTATCCTTTAGATAGTGTTCATATTTCTAGTTTTATACCAAAACAACAACCTAATAATTCTTTGCAGGACAAATATGTTATCCCACATCAAATATATGACGAATTAAAAGTAACAGGGAGTTTTGATAATCAACCCATAGATATTTTCTTTACAGGATTAGGTAAAGATGAAGCTTCTGGGACTAATAATTTTAATTCTACAACAGGGGTTACAATATCTCATTCGTTAGGAACTAGTGATTTAGATATTTTAATAGTTCCTATTGAAGACCCGTCTCCAGATACAATTGGAGATATTTGGGTAGAAATAACAAATACAGATTTTACAGTTTATAATTCAGGGAGTGCTACGACTCAATTCTTCTGGGTAATATTATCTACAAATCCTGATGATTATTTTATGAGGGGAAATTCTACATTCAATCCAGGTGCTGGTAACGGGGTAACGATAAACCATAATATCGGACATTTAAATTACTTTGTTATAGTAATCCCAACTCAAGATACTGGCGGTAATTTAGGCGATGTTTGGATAGAAAAGACAGAAACAGATGTAATAATCAAAAATAATGGAACTGCAAATACTAGCTTTAACTATAGGATAGTTTTACCTGACGAAGTTTAACGCGTTAAACTTTTTGAAGATATGACTAAACAAATATCAGAATTAAAATCTCCTCGTAATGTTTTTGTATTATCTACTTATTTTAGAGATGCTTTGGATATAAGATGGGATAATCCAGCCTTAATACCCGAAAATTATGCTTTCGATATAGCTGGATGTAATATATACAGGTCTAACGATAACCCAGAAGGGCCTTATGTTAGATTAAACGATACTCCAATAACTGCTTTATCTTATAGAGATTCTTTAAAAAATATTAGGATTACAGAACGAATACCTACAGGTAAAATAACTTATGGAACAACTCCGACTTGCGATTATATAATTCAAGTAAGCAATTATCCAATCGTTAGACCTGGAACAATTGACGAACACGATTTTAATACAGATGTAACTACTGTAAAAGTTATAATAGATGGTTATGAAGTAACTCCTATTAAATTAGATGGACCGGAAGGAAAGATTTATTTAGATAGATATAAATGGTTTGATGTACAAACTAACAAATGGATAAATCCTATTTTACCAACTAAAAAAACGGTTATTCAGATAGGCGAAAATATTTATATAAGTCCAAGTAATTTTATAGGCCAATCTCAAGGTAAAGATTCTGTAGTAGAAGTTAGTTATAATTACATTTCTCATATTGTAAGAACTAATCTAGATAAAAGACTTTATTATAAAGTTACAACTGTTACGACTGACGGTTATGAATCCAGGTTAGAAGAAACTGAACCTCACTCTGTAAGGGAGATTGAGAGATTAGATTATATATGGAAAGAAGCTATTAGAAGAAACAGATGGATTTTACAACAAGCAGGGCATAGAGTAAAATTATATTTTAGGCCTTGGTTTGGTGAACGTTGCGAATGTTGGGAAGAAAGAGGAAGAAATCAAGCAAGATTAGATTGTAAAATTTGTTATGGTACTGGATTTAAAAGCGGGTATTTAGGGCCGATTGATATTTTAATAGCTCCACCTGATACAGAAAAGAATTTAGAATTAACTGATTTAGGTTTATCTTTAAATTGGGTAATATCTACTTGGACAGGGCCGACTCCAGAAATAAATCAAAGAGATTTAATTATAGATAAAGACAATAGAAGATTTACAATCGGACCTGTAAATAAAAAATCTTGTAGGGGAATGATTTTGCAACAACATTTTGATATTAGTTTATTAGATGAGACTGATATTAGATATGAAATACCAGTTACAGGATTAGAAGCTTTACATTATATAACTGAAAAGCCTAATATAGATGATAAGAAAGAGATAAGAGGAAGGACTAAAGTTTTTGAGGATATTATTTACTAATGGAAGATTTTTTATACCATTATAAAGCATTTGTTACAAGAGTAATTGATGGTGATACTTTTGAATGTGAATTAGATTTAGGTTTTAAAATAAAGAAATCTAAAGTAAGAGTTAGATTATTAGGTGTTAATACCCCTGAGTTACATTCTAAAGACGCAGAAGAAAAGAAGGAAGCTTATAGAGCCAAGGAATTTACTAAACAGGAAATAGATAAAAAAGAAGTAATAATTAAATCAAATAAAGTAGATGCTTTTGGAAGATGTTTAGCAATAGTCTATTATAAACAAGGTGATGATTGGATAAATCTAAATTCGCTCTTATTAAAGAAGAGACTAGCTAAGGTATACAAATAATGTTAAAAATCTCTATATCCCCAAAGAAAGTAAATCTACCTAAGTGGATTAGGAGAGAAGAATATTTTCCTATACTTTTAAATAAAATAGCTAAAACAGGAAGACAAGCGATAAGGAAAAGAATTTTAAATTCTGCTTGGAAATCTCCTAGGGCTGCTAAATCAATAGCTAGGGATTTACACGTTCTTAAAAAGAAGAGGGTAGTTAGTTTTTACTTTACTAAACCTTATGTAATTTACCATGAATATGGTGTTAAACGGCAAAAGATGAGATGGCTGGTAGGGATAAGTAAAGTAATCCCTATCAGAAGAAATAATGAAATTATATTTAGATGGGCTCCAAAGACTTTAAAGGACGCTTGGGTACATCCTGGATTAAAAGCTAAACACTTTTTTAGAAAAGGAATTGAAGATTTAAAGAAGAAATTTAAGTCAATTACCAATAGAACGCTAAAAAAGTTTATTGCTAAATATAAAAAGACAACTCCTCCAAAGATGCCATTTTAGAAAGGAGTTTATTTATGAAGAAAGTTTCAATAAGGCCATCTGAAGCAGAAGTATTAGATTTCCTTAAGAGAAGACTTGGTTATGATTTTATTGAGATTAAAGAAGAGTTTGAAGATTTAGTTAAAACAGTTTTAATGGATTTAGAGTATTTAAACTCCTGGATTGAAAGAGGAGATATAGATAAAACTTCCCAAGCTATGTTTGATTTAAAACGTTCTGTTATGCGTTTGATGAATTATACTGATTTTTTAAATAAGATTAAGAAGTTCTAGCTATGTATTATATTCTTACAAGACAATTAAAAAATATAATCAAAGACACTTTAAGGGAATGTTTTGATACTCATCCTAAATACAAAGAAATAGATGTTCAAACTTCTTATGTATTTAAAGAACGTCCTTCTTATGCAATAGTAGTAAACTCTACAGGAACAAGTTTTACAAAGTTATCAGCCGACCAACAAGTAGGACATTTATATAGTTATGCAATTTTAGCTAGAATTTTAGGCAAACCCTGTACCTCGATAGAATGGATAAAAGAAGATAAACAATATTTAGACGAAGGGGGAGAAATAGCTCCTGCTGGTAAATATTTTATAGAGATAATCTCTGATAAAGAATTTGAATTAAATATACAATATAAAGTTTTTAATGAAGTAATTATAGAAAATGCTCAAGGCGGGGAATATATATTTCAATTACAACATAAAAATGTAGTGCCTGGTACTTTATCTATGGAAGCCGAAGACCCGTTTACAGTATTCGAGGAAGATAAATTTGAAGTAGATTATGAAGAAGGGATTATTAGATGGACAGAACCGGGTGGTATTCCCGAAGGTTGGACGATAAGGGTTACTTATGAATATTTGGACCCTAATAGCCCTAAGATTTTCAATTATGAACCTCTTCACTATAACAACGAAGCAATACCGGGAATTATATTAGCCTTTGGAGATAGAATTCATATAGGGGATAAGCAAGTAGTTATAGTTCAGGAACAAAGGTCAATAAGTCATTATTTGCTAGGTGGGAAATCTAATATTGATATTGATTGCGAAATAGTTGCTCAAGACTTATCTTCTTTAGAAGAAATAACAGATTTAGCAACGATGTATTTATGGGGATTAAAAAGAGATGATTTATATAGGGAGTATGGAGTTTTTATAGATGATATTTCAATAGGTGGAGAATCAGCTGAAGTTAGAGACGATACTGCGGGAGAATTAGAATATAGAAATACAGTTTCATTAAGTTGTATTTGCGATTGGGAAATAGCCTTTCCTTTACCTAGAGTATTATCGGTAATATGGCCATATACAAGACTTGATGGTCCTGATATTAAGGAAGATGATTTACCAAATTACACCCCGACAAGAGCAAGTACTTTAGAAGTTACGACTTCTTTTGAGCCTTTTATATTTGGATTTTCTTATAGTGGTGAAAGGATAATATGAAGTTTAACGCATTAAACTTATCAGGAGATTTAGATTATGCCTTTATTAGAATTTGAATGTAAGAATGAAAATTGCCCAACAAAAATTTTTGAAAAACTAGTAAATGATAGGAACACTAAATCCACCTCTTGTCCCAATTGTGGAAGCAGATGTTATAGAGTCGTAGCTTCCCTATTTGGGATAGGAACACAAAATCAATATCAAAACATTGATAGGATTGTAGGACAAGATGCAGAAAGAAAATGGAAATTATATTACGAAAGGAAAGAACAAAGAGAAAAGTTAATCAAAGAAGGGGTTTTAAAACGACCCAAAAAAGTTTATGTTAGTTCTGTAAAAGATAACTCATTTATGAACCCTGGTTAATAGGAGGTGGATATTATGGGAAACGGTCCTTTTACAAGTTACGTAGGTCCAAATGTATTTACAAGAACTAAAACAGAAAGAACTTTACCTTCCCTATTAGCGGGTGTTAGGTTACCTTGCCTTGTAGGCCCGAGTAGGGAGTATAATGAAGCTAAGAATGTAGAAATTGTAAGAGGTAGTTCAGGAAGAGTTGATATATTAAGAGTTGGTGAGAATGTAAGTTCTCAACTAACAGGTACAAATAGAAACTTCTTTGTAACTCATACTCCTATCGTTACTGGAGAAGGAATAGGCGAGACTACTTATGACCCAAATGATGTTAAAGTTACTGTTAACGGCGAACAAGTTTCTGTTTTATCTGTAAATGGTGAAACTGGAGAGATAACTTTAGTAGAAGCTCCTAAAGCAACAGATATAGTTTTAGTAGATTATTACTTTAACAGAAAAGATACTTTAGTTACAGATGAAGATATAAGCAATCAAGCTGATGGAAGTAATAAAATATTCTATGTGGCTCATAGACCTATTGTAGATGGTACCGACAATGGAATCATAACTAATAATCCAAATAAAGTAACGGTTAAGGTTAATGGAAGTCCCGTAACAGTTGAAGAAGTTGTAGGTGAAGATGGTAAAGTAGTGTTAAAAGATGCTCCTGGTGCAAGCGATACAGTAACAATTACTTATTACTACAACACTTGGAGGGAGACATTTGATTATTTACCTGACAAGAATGTGAGTGAAATTCTTAAGGTTGGAGATTCTCCTGGAAGAGCAGATTACAGTGCCAAAGAAGATTTTGTATTACTCGTAAACGAAGATGGTGTTTCTACTTTACATTGGGGAAATACAACAAAACTTACAATCAAATCTCATACAGATGGAAAAGAATATCTAGACGAAACCCAAATAACTGCTACTCCTGTAGGTGAGAAAATTTATATGGAGGTTGCTAGTGGTGCGGTTGATGGTGTTAATAAAGAGTTTACAGTTTCTAATGTAATAACAGAAGGAAATGGGACGGGTAAACCTACAAATGACCCTGCTCTCGTTCAAGTTTACGTAGGAACAACAGTATCAGGAGCAATCAGTGCGGGTCAAGTAGACCTTGCTTATATTAAAGGCGATGAAAAGAAAATAGTATTAAAGAATGCTCCTGTAGCAGGTAATGTTTATGTTAATTACTGGACTTCTAGATTTGGTGACGGTGATTATGATATAGAAGTGGTAACAGAAGGCGGCCCTGGGGTTGGTGAATATAAAATAACTCCACTTCAAGCAGATTTTGTATCCAGTATAGAAGAAGGAACCCATAATGTAACAGACCCTGATTTTGCTACTGAAGGGATAAGATTCCTAACACAACCAAGAACAATGCCTGGATATTCTGTATCCGAGACTATCACCTTAACTTTTACTAACGACCACGAATTTACCGTATCTTCTGATAAAGGCGCAGATGGTTCTAGCGGAAGTGGAGAATTAGGAAGAACTTATTTTGATAACAAGACAGGAGTAAGATTTACAATCGACTTTGGCGTTAATGTAGATTATCAAGCAGGAGATACCTTACAATTTGTAGTAACTCAAAATCCTACTTTCAAAGCAGGAGCATCTATTAACAGATGTATTCCTTCCCTTAATCTTGTAGTTAGTGATTTGACTAATACAGGTGTAGGTGACGTTACTACTTTAAGCCTGTATGAGAAATCTGGTAAAGAACCTAATGTAGGTGATTTTTATTATGTAGATTACAAGTATGATAAGAGCGAAGATGATTTTAAAGCAAAAGTATTCTTCAGAGAAGATTTAGACGAAATATTTGCAATTTATGGTGAAGTTTCTGTAGATAATAAACTTTCTTTAGGTGCTTGGTTAGCTATAAATAACGGTGCTCCGGGAATAATTCTTAAACAAGTTCCTAGAGCAGAAGGTTCTAATGAGCCAGCTTACCAATCTTGGGAAGAAGCATTATTAGAGTTAGAAAAACCTGTAGAAGGTAATTACAGACCCAAAGTACTCGTTCCTTTAACAACCGATGACGATGTTATAGCTTTGTTTAAGAAACATTGCGAAAGACAATCTTCAATGAGATATAGACAAGAAAGGATATGCTTCTTTGGGTTTCCTGTAGGAACAGATTATAAAACAGTTAGAGAAAAGGTGGAAGGAACATTCCGTTCAGAAAGAATGACTGCTCTTTATCCTGACGGGGCTATTTTAGGAATAGTTGATGAGTATGGAAATGAAGTAGAGCATATTGTAGATGGTAGTTTTCTAGCCTGCGCTTATGCTGGGGTAGATACAAATCCTGCTTACACTGTAGCAGACCCGAATACAAGAAGACAAATCGTAGGATTTAAGAGATTTACTAGAACATTATCAGAAGTTGAGATGGACGAAGTAGCTGCAGTTGGGGTAACTGTTATAGAAGACTTAGACCCGGTTATGAGAGTAAGACACGCAAGAACAACAAGAGCAGATGACCCATTATTAGTAGAACAAAACATCGTAGAAATAGCAGATTTAGTACAAGAACTTACAAGAATTAACCTTGATAGATTTATTGGTATTAAATACTTACCTAAAGTTAATGAAGAAATATCTGCTACAGTTTCTGCTATGTTTGATAGACTTATTCAAGCTGAATACATTACAGATTATCGTAATGTAAAAGTAGAAACCGACCCGAATGCTCCAGACATAGCAAGGGTATCTGCAGAATATAGGCCAGTATTTGCATTGAACTGGATTGTAGTAACTTATACTTTAAGAGCTAGATTATAATTTGAAGTCTAAGAAGGCAGAGTTTATTCTCTGCCTTCTTTTAAAGTTTAACCTATTAAACTTCTTTAATCAGGGGAGTTCCAAATGAAGCTAGTTAAAATAACAGAGGATAAGTATAAATACGAATTTATTGACAGAATAAACAAACGAACAGCCGAAATGAGAAATTCATTACAAATTTCTTTTATAAATTGGAAAAACGAGCTTCAAAATTATGAAAGGAAGTTTGGTCCTTTGCCCCAAGAGGTTATAAAGGCTGTAAATAAGATTGAAAAGGATACAGAAAGACTTTTAAGAAAGCTCAACGAATTTTATAAAGCAACAGAATTCGGTACCTTTTCTTTTTAGTTTGTTTTAGTAACGAAGTCAAGTTTGAACTTTAACGTGTTAAACTTTGAAGAGGTTATAATGAAGCTGGTCAGAATTTCTCCAACAATTGAGGAATTAGGTAGGAAATATATTCAGACGTTTATTGAAGATATCGAAGATGTCCAATGTCAATTAGAAAGAATCATAAAAGATTACAGGATGTGATTAACGATTTGAGAAAAGTAATCCCCAGATAAGGATTAAGTAAAGGAAATTTATTCTTTATTTTATTCTATAAATGCGGCTAATCAAGAGTATAGGGAACTCTTAAATAAAATCACACAGAAATTAGATTTTCTTTTAAAAGAATTATGATAACTGTTAAATCCTTAATTTATTGAGGAGGTGAAATTATGGCTTTAGCAACTAGTTATATACACAGACATGGTGTTAGTCCTAACACAAGGACTGTAATATCTTCTAAAAATCGTATATTTGCTTATCCTTCTTCTTCTGAAGAAGGGACCCCTAATGCAGAAATGTTGCAGTTAGGTGGGATTAGTAGTTTTGCGGTTTCTGATGCAAGAGGAGCTGACCCTGTTAGGGGTATTGGTTATGGAGACCAGATAGCAGAGTTAGTTCCTAGTGTATCTGACCCAATTTCTTTATCAGTAGAAAAAACTGCTTTTTACTTCCAGAACATTTTTCAAGCATTTGGATATAGGGCAGGTATTGATGGTGCAGTGAGAGCTATAAAACACCATAGATGGCCTTTTGATATTAAACAAGAAATAGTAATACCAGAGATAATTCTAAGAGAATATCCTGGAGGTGGTGGAGGCGGATTACAGCCCGCTACTATATTAACTGCTATAAGCAGGGCAATAGGTGGACAAGCAATAGTTACTTGGTACGAGGCTTGTTGGATTACAAGTTATTCTGTAACTTATGCCGCTGATACTGCTATCGTAGCAGAAAGTTGTGATATTATGGTAACAGATGTTTCAGATGGACATACAAGAATAACAGAAATATTCAGGTCTGGTAATGATATGATATCCAGAGCATTTAGAGGGTTAGAAGCAATACTTGGAATTTAATTTATATATTAGGAGATAAATTATGTCTGATATAAATTTGAATTTGAAGAAATTAGAAAATTTTTTAAATCAAATAATGGGGGAATTTCCTATAAAACTTAATGATGAAATTACTTTATATTTTAGACCTTTATCTATACAAGAAGAGCAAGAAGCTCATATTGCTGCTTCTCAAAAGCGTAAAGAAGTAGAAGATGAGTTAGCTTATTTTTATCAACTTAAAATAGAAATACTTTCAAGAGCATTATCTAAAATAGCAGATTTTTCTATTTCAGAATTAGGAGATAGTGCTTTATCTCATTCAAGAGATTTCTTTAGTAAACTTCCAACTGAAGTAGTTAATTATCTTTTTAATACTTGGTCTAAAAATACTAATGATAGATTAAATAATTTTAAAATATCAGAAGAACAAACTGATTTAAACGAAGTAAATACATTGAGAGTACCAGAAGACACTAAAGCAGAAACTCAAGAGGACATTAAAGGAGAGGAATTACAAGAAAAACAAGCCCGAATAAAGCAGGGAATGAAAGAACTAAAACAAAAATATGAAAATAAAGAAGTCAAACCTGTAAATCCCGCTATTTACAAACTCGGGCAACATGGAGACGGTATTTTAGAAAATGAAGAATCAAAAATGGATTGAAGCTTTATTATTTAGGGGATTTTTAGTAGATGTTAAAAAGCTAGGAAATTTAAGAATAGTTTTTAAATCTCTAAATCAACACGAGCATTCTTTAATTCAAATATTAACATCTACTGAATTAGAGAAATTACTTTATACTTTAGCTTATAGTGTTTTCTTATTTGGTAGCATAAATGTTTTAAAAGGAAATAGGGAAGAAAATATAGAAACGTTAGTGCAAGTATTTTCAAAATTAAATAAAGACTTAATAACTCGCCTTACAGACCTCTCCTTTATGTCCTACCTTGAGTCTTCTGCAATCGAAGATTTATCAGAATATTCTCAAACAGATTCTTCTAAAATAAAATATTTGGAATACAAAGCTACCAATTTACCTTTAAATCATCCTACTCTTACAGGTATTCCCGGAACAGAGAATTTAGGTTTAAATTTATATCAATCACAATGGTTAGTCTTAATGGAAGCCAGGCTTAAAAGAGAACAACAAGAAGAAATCTATGAATGGGTAAAATTTTTAGGTGCTTTTATAAATCCTGAAGCTGTTAAGAAATTAAATCAAATAGATAAACAACAAGAAATATTAGAACAAGATATTGGATTTGAAATTGAAGATGAATATTTGTTAAAGAAACCAATTAAAACAACTCAAGATTTAATAGACGAAGTGGAGAAGTCTATTAAAGGTGAGATGGACATACACGATAAAATAATAGCTGAAGCTGAACGTATGTGGATTAAAGAAGAATATGAAAAATACAAAAAGAGGATGGAACAAAGAAAGAAAGAATCTAATCTTGAACCTGGAGTATTTGGAGAAAGTAGGGTTATTCATATAAATGATGTTAAGAAGAAAAGTTTAACGCGTTAAACTTTTGTGAGGTAGACTATGCCTGATGAAGAACTAAAACAGACAATAAAATTAGAAGCTGATGTCTCGCCTGCTGAGACTGCGTATGATAAATTCCATAAAAATATGGATAAAGCTCTCCGTGCGTCTTTTGATTTAGCTTCTAGGTTACCTAAGATAGATAAGGAGCGTCTAGAGACCCTTGATAGAGTCTCTAAAGTAGTGGATAGAATTACAAGGACTATTATCAGACAAAAACAAATACCAGAAGAAAATTTAACCGTTTTAAATAGGATTTTAAATAATACCGCTGATGTTAATGAATTACTCCAACAAAGAGATGTAACAATCAGAGAACTGCAATCTAAAGTAGAGAATTTAAATAAACAATTGGAAAATCGAAGAAAAATTGAAAAGAAGATAAGTAAAGAAACAGAAGAATCTATTAACTTATCTGAAAGAGAAAAAGAAATAGCTAAAGAAATAGAACGAATTCACGAAGACTTAAAGAAAAGACAAATTTCTTTAGTTGAAATACGAAAGAAAGGAAAGGAAGCTTATGAAGAAGCTCTTAAAGTAGCTTTAAAACAAGGTAAATCAGAAGAAGAAGCAAAGCAAATAGCAAAAGCACGTTCTAAAGAAGTTGTGGAAGGACTTAAGAAAGAAAAAGGCGAATCTAAAGTTTTGGGTAAAATATTAAGTGAGATTACTGATTTATTAGGTAGATTTGCAATTCCAGTCGCCGCTTTAGCTTCCTTTACCGGCGCTGTAGCTTTATTGGTAGATGCAGAAGGCAAAGCAAGACAATTGAGGGGAACTTTAATGGATATATCTGGAATAATAGGAAAATTGAACTTAGCTTTTGATGTTACAGGCGGGGCATCTCAAGATTTATCTAAAACAATAGATACCTTAGTTAGATTAGGCGATGAATATAACTTAACTTTAGACGAAGTTACCTCAACCCTCAAGAATATGGCAGAAATAGGGGTAGATGTAAGTAAAGACTTTACAGGAGCAATTAAAGAAAGCGGAGAAATGGCTATTCTTTTAGGAAGGGATATTCAGTCGGCTGCTTCCTTTCTAGCTGAAGGTGTGGAAGAATTAGGAATACAAAGCAAAACTTTAGTGGATACTTTTGCAGATTTATATGACGAAATGATTATGTCAGGGATGGGGGCAAGTAGATTTTCTTCTTTAATTATGAATAGTGCCCAATCATTAGCTTTCTTAGGCGGACAAATGAAAGAGACCGCTAATTTAATTGCATTGTTAGGAGAAGGAGCTGGTTGGTCTTCTAAGATGACAGAAAGAGCTTTCGAAGATTTAAGAAGCGCAGGAGAGAATTTAAGCGATAATTTAATTTACATCGCATTACAATCAGAAAGTACTAGAAAAATATTAGCTGATTTTATTTCCGACCAGATAAGGAAGTCAACTCAATTAGGAAAATTGTGGAGAGAAATTTTCCAGACTGCAGATGTAGAAAGAATAAGAAAATCGTTAGAAAGATTAACCCCGTTTGATTTAAAAGCAATTATATCAGAACTTCCAGGAGAACAAAAATTATTTACCGTTTTAGGAGCGATACAGGATAATTTACTTGGGATTAGGGATATAACTAAAATATCAGGGGTACAAAGAGAATTACTTAAATCATTATTAAATTTTAGTGATAAACAATTAACCCAATTTCAAATTATTTATAAAAGATTAGAAGATAGGTTACACGGTATAGCGACCCCATTGGAATTTTTAACCGCGACTGGGGAAAAACAGAAAGAATATCTTGAACGTGTTAGAAAGCAGATAGGAGAAACGGCAGCTCAGAATTTAGAACAATTAAGGAAAAATTTAGACGAAATGTTTAAAACTCGTACAAGACAAGAATCGTTATTCGAGAGGGTACAAAAATGGATTGAAAGGAAATCTCTACAATTAGGAAATCATCTCCTAGAAATAGAAAGTTGGCTAGAAAAGATGACAAACCTAATGTCTTGGAAATGGTTTGGGAAAGTGATTTCCCCGAGGGGATTAGGAATCATAGAATTTATAGAGGAAACTAAAAAGGCGAGGGAATCTTCAGAAAGAGTTAAAAAACTTCAAGAATCTCAACTTTATTTTTTGAAAAAGCAAGTTAAAGATTTAGGAGGCCTTGGTGAAAGCATTCGTGTTTATGCCGAACAGGGAGAAACAACATCTAAAAAACTTTATAGATATCAAAAAGAAATAAGCAGATGGATTTCTGATTATATTAAGTTATTAAAAAAGCAAGGAATTAAACCTAAAGATTTAGAATCCCTTGCAGAAACTATTAGGCGTGAAGGTGGGACGAGGGCAGATTATCTAGAAGCTCTCATAAAATTATCTAATAAAGAAATAAAACAGACCGAGGAATTAGGAAGGAAAGAAGCGTATATTACAATAAATATTCAAGGCAGATTAGAACCCGAACAAAGAATAAAATTGGAAACTTCATTAACAAGAGCTATTCAAAGAGGTTTTGAAACTCAAGCTGTTAGAAAAGAAGTTTATAATATTCAAACTGCTTCCACTTTTAAAGGTAGATAATTATGAATTTTAAAAACATAGCTTCAATTTCAACTGCCGCTTTTATGGTAGGCCAGGGCATAAGAGCCCTAAAAGCAAGAGAACAATATGAAGATTCTTTAGTAACAGATTCTAAAGTTCCTTTTTATATTAGGTATAGATTACCTCAAGGGTTTGATAAACAATCTTTAGAAAAATTGAATTTAAGAAATTTATTTGATGATACTGGTGATGTAGAAATTGAACTAGAGATTAATCCTTCTTCATTAGAAATTTCTTGTACTCCTTTAATAAACACAACTCAAACAGATGGTGGTTGGGTTGAGGAATATTGGGGAGAACAAGCAGACACTATTTCTGCTTCTGGAAGAAGCCCTGTGGGTATAATTACAGGGACAGAAGAAGCAAATAAGCATATAAGAACTAAAAACAATGTAGAACTAATTCAAAGAACAGATGAAAGGATAAGGTCTAAATACTATCAAATGATTTTAAAATTAGAACATATATTTGCTAATCAAGGTTTTATTTATGATGAATATGGGGAATTGATAGCAGAAGGAATTACTGAAATTCAATTTGGAGATTTCTTATACAGAGGAATATTTATTTCATTTAGTATAACAGAAACTGCTGAAAGTCCTTTTATCTGGGATTATTCTTTTGATTTTAAAGTAAACAAAGATAATATTCTTAATGTTAGAGGTGTGTTTAGATAATGTTAACAAAAAGACAAACTCATAGATACGATGTTAGGAGATTTGGTACTACAATTTCTAAATCAAAAGTTGAAAGAAAAGAAACTAGAAAAGGTATTGTTTTAGAAACTAAAAAAGACCTAAAACAACCTTCTGAAAAAGTAAATTATTATTTTAGCCCAATGACTTTTAGAAATACTTTACCAGAAACAGACCCTAATTTACCTTTAAACGAAGTTACATTATACGTAAACCCAATCGAGAGAACAGAAAATATAGATTTTTTATTTACTGAAAATAGAACTTCTACTGGTATTAAAGATTCTGTTTGGGGAGTAGGAAGACCTGTATGGAATTTTAATGGAGTAGTAGGAGGATTTCTACACCCTGAATACGGTTTAGTTTGGACAATGGAGAAATTAAAGAAATCTCCTGCTTGGAATTTATTTATAGATTTTTTAGATTTCTATAGATTTAATGGAAAATTCAATTATCCTTCAAACAAAAATCCAATAGCTAGTAAAATCTTATTTAACAAAACTTCCCCAATATTATTTATAGTTCCTATTGAAATCGAATATGCTGAATTTAAAGTGTTTGGAAACTTTAATGATTTTAGGTATTCCTTTAATTCAGAATCTCCTTTTACTGTAAGTATTTCATTTTCTTTTAACATAGAACGCAAAGAGAAAATTTTATGAAAAGTTTAACGCGTTAAACTTTTCGAGGAGAAGCTATGTTAACAACAAAACAAATAAAGAGATACGATGTTAGAAATATAGGAACAGTTTTACCTAAACCTGAATCTAATGGTAAAGTAAAAACTAAAAGTATTGTCAAAGAAATAGAAGAACAAAAAGTATATTCTTCAACCCCACCTTTCCCTAAATATAAGAGGGTCAAACGCATTGCTCCAGACGCAAGAATAAGAATAAATCAAAGTTTTGAAGTAAGATATTGCCCAAATTGCCCTTGCACCACCACCGCTGATGTAAACTTAATGAGTTTTACTACAAATTTAAATATCAATTCAGTTCCCGGTACCGCTAGTTTGACCTTTGTAGTAGATAAAAATCAAAGACATAGATATTTTATAGGCGATGAGACTATTTTTAAAGAGATGGATGAAATTGAGATTTTAGTTAAAAGCAATTTTACAGAAGGGGATAATTTACCTCAATACGATAAATATTATACAGTCTTCAAAGGTATTATTACAGGAATAGGGGTAGATGAAAGTGCGGGCGTTTTGACCATTTCAATAGATTGTGCTGATATTTTAAGGTTATGGGAATTAACCAGACTTAATTTACACCCCGGGGTAGATACTTTATTTTATACTACTAATAAACAAGATATTCTAAACAGAATGAATATAGCGTTAAAGCAAGATATATTTCAATTTTTAGTTACTTTAATGTCTTACCAATTTATTGATTGGATAGTCCCTGCTAATCTAGTAAATACTGTTTACGGAATTGGAATAAATGAACCTATAGAAACAAAAAGATTATTTCACGAATGGCAATCTTATTGGAGAAAAAGGTTAACAAAAACTGCCAATATGTTATTGATTTTAGATTATCAAGGCGGAGCTATAAATATTCAAGCGGGAAAGCAAATAAATTTATCAGAATTTCAAAAGCAGGGTTTAATTAGTTTTGGAGATTTTGGCATTACAGATGATTTCAGACCCTTAATTCAAGAAGCTTTACAAGGCGGTATTTCTTTACAATCAGAATTTAAAACTTATTTAGAAATAGCTAATCAATTAAAAGAATATTTACATTGGGAATTTTATATGGATAGTACTGGGGATTTAGTTTTTAAGCCTCCGTTTTATAATTTAGATACAAGACCTTGTAAGATTTATAACATCGACGATATTGATATTGTAAGCAAATCGTTAGGGTGGAATGAGTCTCAAGTAATTACTTCTGTAAATGTCAGAGGTTCAATCCACGAATTGTTAGCGGGTGGAAGCGAACAACCCGAAGCTTTATATATAGATTATAACTTAACTAAAAGATATGGATTAAGACAGATGATAGATTACGATATTCCTTATATCAGAAATAAAGACCTTGCTTTCGGTTATGCTATAATGGAATTAGACAGATTAAATACATTAAGAAGAGAAGGTTCAATTACGATAATAGGAAGGCCTGAATTAAGATTGGGATTTCCTATTTATGTTAAGAGTTTAGATACCTTTTATTATATAACAGGTATCAGCCATAATTTTACTTTTGGTGGTACTTATACGACCACAATTTCTTATATAGGAGCTAGGAGCAAATATAAACCTTTAACTAATGTTCCTGTTAGGATTAATGGTGTTTATAAGAACGTTTATTTAGAATGGGAGAAATATCCTACAGAATTAGAAACTACAAAAGAATTAGAATCTAAAATTTTACCCGACGCTCAATCAGAAAGAAATTTAAATGCCTCTGAATCACAAGGGTATTTTATCACTACTAAAACAAAAGAAGCAAAAATTAAACCTAAAAAGACACAAGATTTTAGGAACAAATTATTAGAGAATAGTCCAAATATCATCGATGTAGAATTTTATAGGAATAAAAAACAGATAGAAGAAGAAAAATCTAAAGCAACAGAAAACACTGCTAAATCAATAAAAATAGGAGAATGGGTGGAGAAGCAATCCAATATTAAAGTTTGGGACTTAATGACTGGAAATTATCTTGAAAATCTTAAAACGCTTAAACCTGTTTCAGATGAAGAAGGGTATGAAATTGTAGGCAGTTTTCCTTATGGAAATTTAAATTACATAGATGAAGAAGGCAAAATATTAAGAAAGTCTTCTTTGACAATAACAAATAAAATTCAAAAAGCTTCTTTAAAAGCTAGTAATATGACTCCTACAAAAGGTAATAAACTTTCCAAAACTGAAACAGGAGATAAACGACATATAAGAACCAAAGATTTAAGAGAAGCTTTTAGTATAGTAGGGAGGTCCTATAAAGCTAGTGAAATGAGACCTCAAGTAGAAACTTTAAATACTATTTGTGATTGTGATTGTCATAAAGTGAATTATAGGGAAGGCAGAAATTTGAGGATAGCTGAGGACAAAATAAATTTAAATACAAATCTTGCCTAAAGTTTAACGCATTAAACTTTCCTATAACGAAAAATAATACACTTATTTTTCGTTGTAAATAAAGGAAGGTATATGGGTATTATCCTAGCTAAAACTTTGAAGGATTGGGTCGGTTCTGCTCGTTGACGGAAGTAATTTGAGGTGGTTTATGATTAAAAGAGAACTAGGTATAAGGGAAGAACCTTTCTTTGGAAAAGCTTATAAAACAAATTTCCTAGAATTGGGAAGAATAGCGTTTGTAGATTATGAAAGAAATAAATGTTCTGTACTTACTTTTTCTGGTGCTTTTTATAACGAAGTTAGATGGACTTCTGATAAAAGTACTCGTTCGGGGAGTAAAAGAGTTCCTGAACTAGGGGATATTGTTTTATTAGGGAGATTACCTCAAACAGAACATTGGTCTCAACCTATTATAATTGGATTTTTAGAATGGGGATTTGAACCTGCTAAAAAGTTTAACGCGTTAAACTCTCAAGTTGTAGACTTATACCCATTAAGATTGAAAACAAGAAAATTATACGAAGGTGAATGGTATGCTAGCAGTACTCAAGGTTCAGATATTGTTTTAGACGAAAATATATGGTTCTCCACTTCTAATGGAAATGAAATTTATATAAGAAAAGAAGACGGGCTTATAGCTCATATTTGTTTATCTCAAATAATACAAACAGAAGCAGGAATTATTAGAAATGGTTTAGTATTTAGGGATGAATTAACAGATATTACAAAAGCAATGATATTAAAAGATGGGCATAAATGGTATGTAATTACTAAAGATGGTTTTACGAATAAATTAAGCGAAGGTGGAATTCCTTTTGTAGAATATAGACACGAATTACCAGAATTTGGAGATGGTATTATTGATGTTACTGAATTCAATTCAAATGTAAATATAGATAGGATTGACCCTTTGATTGAGTATGTTAGAGGAACAGTAATAGGAAATAATCCTTTAGATACTAATCTTTATGGGAAAGTTATTAAATATGTCTTATTTAATAACTGGATAGATACTTCTGCGATTAATCAAGAACAATCTTGTAGTTCTTCAGAAGAAACTACAAAAGCATCTTGCTTTAGAATTAAGTTTAAATCGAATACTAGAAGAGAAATAACAAAACAAGGTAAAGTATTAGAATATATTTCAAAAGACGATAATAATATTTCTGAAGAAAGATATTTAGAAGGTGCTAAAAAAGAAGTTATAGGTAAAGAGAATTCTAAAAACGAAAGTATAAGACAAGATTTAGCAGGTGGTATTCATTTAACTATTGGAAAGGATATAAATGGGAATGCTAGGGTAGAAATATTAAATGGCGGGGCAAAGATAACTATAACCCAGGCTAATAATAATGGTTATGGTTTAGAAGCTTCTATCCAAGGAAATGTCAAAGTAGATATTCAAGGAAATGCAGATCTAAATGTTTCTGGAAATACAAATTTAATTACTGGTGGGAATACTAGTATTCAATCTAGTGGAATAGTAACTATACGGGGTTCTTTAGTTCAAATAAATTAAAATGGCGCTTAATGTAGCTTTACTCGGAAGTTCTAGCAATCACGGCGGAAGCATTATTTCAGGAACCTCTGTAACCACATTAGCGAATAATACCTCTATCGCTATGATAGGTTCTTTACATAATTGCCCTAGAGAAGGGCACGGAATAACCCCTATCGTTAGTTCTATGGCTTCTATTAGTTTTGCAGAAGGGAGTCTTATAGCAACTGTAGGAAGTATTTGTGGTTGTGGAGCAGTTATAATTACAGGTTCTTCTAATGTTCTAGCCGGTTGAAAAGTTTAACGCGTTAAACTTATTTAAGGAGATTTAGATTATGCCTAGTACTCCAACAACTCCATTATCAAATGTGGAATGGGGCGAATTTCAAGATTTTATTTCTTCTCAAATACAATTAGTGTTAGATAAATTAGATGAAATATTTAATACTTACACAGGAAATTATCCTTCTAATTCTCAGCAAAATATTCAAAGATTAAGATATATTCAAGAAACAAATGCTTCGGGTCAAGCTCCAATGTCTTTATTTACCCAAGCAATTTTTGAATATATGACTAAAACAGATTTAAACGGAGATGGAAAAATATTTGGTCACGACTTTGTCTGGGAACAACCGCAACCAGCTTTAGAAGGGGTTACCTTAGCAGCTAAACAAAGAAATCCTAATATCGAAGTGGTGCCTGGTGAACCTCCTCCCGATTTAATTTATAATGGGTGATAGGTCGGCGGGTCGTGTATTTATTTACCCATCCCTCTAACCCCCACCCACCACCCATTATATTAATACTCTATTTTTATTATACAATAAAAATAGAAATAAATAAAAATTAATGAAGAAAAATATTAATTAACATAAACACGGCATGCGGTAGGTGTTAGATGGAAAGAATATTTGAAAATAAAAATTGGAAGATTGAAATTGGGGATAATGATGTTATTTATTTGACTAAAAAGTTTGGAAATAAAGATATTCAAGTTATAATTATTTCTCCTAATGATAAAATTATTTCTTTTAAGAATGTCTTCCTAATCGGTGATTTATTTTCTATTAAACAAATAGAAAAAGGTTTAACGCATTAAACTTTTGAAAGGTTTAATTGATGCTTGATTTTTTAGGTAAATTTAATAAAAAAGATTATGATGAATTAAAACAATTTATAGATTCCGAAGAAGCCAATTTAAATGAAATTTTATCCTTTATAGATTATAGAATTCAATCATTGACTACTTTATTAAATAAATTATCTCAAGCAGAACAGACTTTAGGAATTAAAACTACTTTAACAAAAGATGAATCTAATTTATCCCCTCAGACTCCTAATAGTACTCAAAATGAAGTAGATAACGATTTTGAAGTAGCATCTTCAATAAGGTCTTTAAAATATCCATTTGAATCTATCATTAAATTTAAAGGCGAAAATTTAGAATTTAGGATTAAAAAGGTCTTAGATGAGATAACAAGCCTTAAAAATTTTAAGTATTATATAGAGGAATGGTTAAAAACAAAACAGAAAGATATAGTAGATTCTAAAGTGCAAAGGTTTTTATCTAGTGATAATTACCCAGAAGTAAAAGTTTAACGCGTTAAACTTTTGGGGTTTGAATATGGCTACATTAGATTTATCAGTTAGAAAGATTTGTAAACATCAAGTCAAAAAAGAAAAACAAGCTATCGAACCTGATGGAAAAACAATTAGGCTCGATAGACCTGTTTCTTCTAAAAGTTCTATTAAGCTTTATATAAATGGGTACGAAATCCCTAAAAATCAGTATTCAGTAGTAGAAGACGAATTAGGGGTTACCCTCGATAAAGTTAAAATAGTTTTAAAGAACCCGAGAAAAAGTTATTTAGATGATGTAGTTGAAATTGATTATAATACAACTGTATCTAATTGTAGAATGTGCCACGGAAGGGGCGAATTAGATGACTTGAATACTTCTACTGCTAAAAGTTTAATTTTTATTTCAGATAGAGATAAACTAAGACAAGATATAGATAAGATAATTGTTACGGTATTAAATTCCAATCCGTTTCATCAATGGTATGGAACTTTATTAACTGAATATATTGGCAAAAAGATATCTAATTTAGATAGATTAAGGAGAAGAATAACGATAGAAGTCCAAGACGCTTTAGAAAAGTTAAAAGACTTACAGAGACAACAAGAAACTTATCAATCTTTATCTGATGGAGAAGTATTATTAAGATTTGAAGGATTAGATGTAATGATTCACGGCCAGAACACAATTAAAATAGATTTTACAGTAATGACTAGGGAATTGGATATGTTAAAGGTATCCCAAGTTTATAGGTTTTAGAAAAGTTTAACGCATTAAACTTTGAGGAGATAGAATGGAAGTTCAAAGGCCAACAGAAATTCATATAGACACTAGGGAAAATTCAGTAATACTCACGATACTTAAACCCGAACAAGAAGAAATAATCGGGATAAATATTTATTACTCCGAACAAATGGGAGGAGGTGTTAACGGTTATTCTAAGATTAACCCTACTCCCATCACAGAAATACAATCTGAAATAGAATATACTGAACCTATTTCCGAAACAGTAGAAATTAAAGGCGACCAGAAGACAACTACAAAGATAGAAAGGATAAAGAAGAAGCAATATTTTATTTACGAACATACAGGATTAGAAGCAAATAAAACTTATTATTATGTAGTTACATCCGTAGCTTATGATTCAGGAACAGGACAATACTATGAGAGTCCTTATTCAATAGAAGTTAGCGGTACCCCTTTTATTTTAACGGATGCTATACAAGAAATAAAAACTCGTTCTCATTTAGAAATAGTACAATCTTACATTCAATCTATATGGGAAAATTATCCCGATTTAGACTTAAAGCCCGGAACAGTTAATAGGGATATTTTAATAGACCCGCCTTCTAAAGAACTAGAAAAAATATATACGATTTTAGATTTCATTTCCAAGTCTCAATCGATTGTAACATTATTACGAATGGACGATGCTGATAATGATAGAGTATCTGACGACGTAGCAACTAGTCCTTATAAGCAAAAACTTAAAGAAGCTTTTATGTTTGAAACTGACGAAGAAGTACAAGCTTTAATAGATTCTGCTTTTGATAAAAAAGCTTCTGATGTAGGTATAACTAGGGGAACAGCGGAATATGCTATTGGAGAAGTGATATTTTATAGCGATTATGACTTTACTACTTTAACATCAGAAATAGAAATACCGGCAGGAACTATTGTAAGTACCTTAGCAGATCCTGAAGCAGGAATAGAAGCTCAAAGATTTGTAACCTTGTCTACAATAAATATAGTCCCTGAAACTGTAGAAGATTATTACAACCCTTCGAGAGCAAGGTATGAATTTCCTGTAGCTATAAGAGCAATGGAAACAGGTTCTAAAGGAAATGTTCCTGCTGAAACTATAACAGTTATAGAAACAGAGATTCCTGCTTATGGATTTAATGTTATAAATCTAGAGGCAACTTTAAATGGACAGGACGAAGAATCTAATTGGTCACTAGCCCAAAGAACCTTATTAGCTTTTATTGGGGTTGATATAGGAACAAAAGGTGGTTATTTGCGTTCAATCGCTGCTCATGAAAATGTAGAGGAAGCAAAAGTAATAGAATCAGGCAATTACTATATGCAGAGAGATTATGATGAGGTAAGACATAAGCATATAGGTGGTAAAGTAGATATTTATGTAAGAGGAGATAATTTAGTAGAAAAAACCGACAAATTTGCTTTTGAATATCCTTTAGTTTCCGATGAAGTAGCCACGATTGTTAATTCTTCTTCTATGGTTATTGAGACTACAAATAGCGATGTTTCTTCAGACAAACCTATCTTTACAGTTTTATGGATTAGAAATAATACTAAATCTGCTTATTATAATCTTTCAAAATTGCAAATAATAAATGGAACCCAAATAGATATTGACGAGACAATCCCTGAAAATTCTAGTATAGGAATGGACGATACTGATGTTATAGAAATTGCTTATAGATATAGGGCAGATATAGACCATATATTTAAAACTCAACCCGTAAGAAGTATTAGTGATTTAGATGGTTTGATTTCAGGAACAGATTTAGAAGCAGTTGCTATCTTAGCAAAAACAGAAGACCCGTTGTTATTAGGTAATTCTGCTAAAGCTAGCGATTTTGTTAGATTTAAATGGGATGGTTCAATCCCTTTAGATAGAGAAAAAGTAGAAGATGAGGAAAAAACTTTAACAGGAACAGATTGGGTTTATTTAGATAAGAGGGGAATTGATTCTGAAACGGTAGTGGTTAAAGATAGTACGGGAACTACAATTTATGTTTTAAATCAAGATTATGAATTACAAACAGAAGATAATTTAGTTAAAATTAGAAGAATTACAACTGGGGCTATCGGAGATGGAGATACGGTAAAAGTAGATTATTATCATAAACATAATGTAGATGGGGAGACTTTAGTTTTAAGACATCAGGTTTTTGTTCCAATACAAAATTATGGGGTTGATGAACAATATTTGAAAGTAAAATCTTCAGATGGTTCTGTTACTTATGATAAAAATATTGATTACGAATTATTATCAGAAACAGAAGATTCTCCAATACAAATAAGGAGGATTCCAGGAGGAGCAATAGCCGATGGGGCGACTGTAAAGGTTTATTATGAATGCACTGAAAATGTAACTGCTAAATATGTAGTGAATAGTACTATACAAAGTGCTCAAACTGCGATAGAAGAAAAGAGGCATATTACTGCAGATGTAGTTTGCAAAGAAGTTTTTATAACCAAAGTAGATATTTCAATCAAAGTCAAAAAGAAAGAAAATGCTACTATAAGTGCCTTGAATGGCGGTATTAGAACTGCTATTTCAAATTTCTTAAATAATCTCAGAATCGGAGAAAGCGTACATCAATCAGATATTATAGGGGTAATAGAATCTGTTCCTGAGGTAGATTATGTTCAAGTGCCTTTAGAAAAAATTGCTAGAATAGACGATTCAATAATAGTTAAGGAAAGAATAGATAATTCAAGAGCTAATTGGTCTAAAATAACAGGACTTACAGTAGATTATTATCGTTCAGACCCGAATATTTTAAAACATCCTACAATTGATAATGGTGGATATTGGTACGAATTTGTAGGAATGTATGCTAATGATTTTCCTTTAGAACAAGTTTATACAGAATCAGAAGTAGGACAAGCTCCTGGAAGATTCTTTATAGGTGATTTAGGGAGTGGTATCGTAGTGAGTGTTTCAATTCCAGATTTCTTTCCTCCTGGAAGGGATGTAAATGATATAAATTGGACTATAACATATCACGTTTTTAATGAAACAGGCCCTAATGATTTAGAAGTATCAGACCTTGAAAAGTTAGAATTAAATAATCTAGATATTGCATTGTTAGAATAAAGTTTAACGCGTTAAACTTTGAGGATAGGAGATGATAAATTATACTATTCTTAAAAATCCTAGATTATATGAGAGAAATAAAGAATGGTTTAAGACTTTAAAAGAATTAGAAGAAAGCTTTACGAACGATTTATTATCTTTATTAGCTAGTAATTACGATACAAATATCCCTTCTACCCTTTACGGATTGCATTATAAAGCTTTAGCTAGAGAATTTTCTCAATTTATTATAGATTCTCAAGAAGTAGTTAATGATTTATTTCCAGATATATCAAGACTAGAAGCTATTTGGAAAAATTTAGGAAGTTATTTAGGAGAACCTGGTAAAGGATTTCCACCTCACGAAGTAGATATAAATACTAATGAAGATTATCGTGATTTATTACTTGCTATTAAGTTTTGTTTGCTTGGCGGTTCTACTTATGATAATCTTAAAGAAGGGATGAGATTATTTTTAGGAGAGAATATAGAAGTTTATGAAGAATATTTAGAACCGCCAGATGAAATAGCAAAAACTTTTATGTTTAGGGTTCAAGTATTGATTCCAGATGATTTATCTGGTCAGTACTTGTTAACAAGGGCTTTTAGAAATGCTCAAAAATTATTAAATTTAGTAAAACCTGCTCACACATTAGGAAGAGTCGTTCCAACTTTTACAGAAGAGTTTCATATTTATGATTGTAATTTTTATAGAGATGAAAATGGAAATTTGATTCTTTTTAGCGGAGCAGAACATCCTTATGAAGGAGCATTCACTTTAAACGATGTGGATTTGTATTATGATTTTTTAATGTCTGAATCTATTTATATGGCAAGACATCACCATGTAGGTTTATTTGGAAAATCAAGATTAAAAGGTTATGATATAAATTGGAAAGATAAAGAGAATCTAATAATTACTAAAATTCAAAATCATTTGCATAGGGATAGTTCTTATTATGGCGGCCCTTTTGGGTGGGGAATATTAGGTTATGGCGGAAGTAATTTTATCATAGTCAATCTAGGTGAGGTAAGAGGCAAGGGATGGCTTAATTTTGATTATACTGGTAACAGGTTCTTATGGCCACATAAACCTATAAATACATCTAATAGAATTTGTGAGTCTTCGAGAATATTCAGGGTTAAACGAGATTTAGAAAATTATAATTTGGATTCTATTCAGGAAGATTATTATTGGACTGAGAAAATATCTGATACTTATTCCATTACAGAAGAGGTTTCTGGAGTAGAGTTTGTTTTAGGGCCTAGTGGAAGTTGGACATCAGAATTGAATACAGGATTAGATATTTTAGGGCCAATTCCAACTAATATTCAAGCAGGAGACCCAACGATTACCAATATTACTATTGAATATACAGAGTTATAATTAAATCTATTAAGCTCGGAGGTAGAAGAAATGCCTACCTTTACTAAGAGGTTAAATTTAGAAAAGCCGAAACGTGGAGAATATCTTAATACTTGGGATATCCCACTTAACGCTAATTTTGATAAATTAGACCAATATCTCGGCGAACATTTAGAAAATGGTTTCGTTCATGTTCATGTAGGTACTTATCCACCGTCTCACCCAGAGACTGAAGGACCCGCTATTTGGTTGGATACTTCTTCTAGCCCTCCTGTTTTAAAGGTTTGGGATTCTGTTCAAGATTCTTGGGTAATTATTACCGGCGGGGGCGTACCGGGTGCGAATAGGCAAGTAGAATATCATCAGATTACCCAAGCTGAATTAGACGCTGGGTGTTTTGATTTAACTAAAGGAACTCCAGTTGCGCCTGCGGAGGTTATCCTTTGTCCTATTGGGGGAATCCCTCAGCAATATGGGGTCGACTTTTCTGTTTCTGGGAGGACTATTAATTTGTATGGGGATTTGCTTAATGATTTGGCTGATGGAGACTGGTTAAGGGTAGTTTACGAAACATAATTATTTTAAGGAGGTGCGGTATGTCTAAATTAAAAACTAAATGGATTGAGGATGCAGCTATAACAAAGGAAAAGCTTAATTCGGATGTTGCGGGGGATGGTTTATCTGGTGGAGCAGGGTCGGCTTTATCTGTTAATGTGGATAATTCGACACTTGAGATATTCTCTGATTCATTACAAGTTAAATCAGAAGGTATTACTGAGAGCCATCTTGCTATAACTGTAGCGGGAGAAGGCCTTACAGGTGGAGGTGGTTCTCCTTTATCTGTTCAAGTGGACGATTCTTCTATTGAAATAGCGACGGGGGTTTTACGAATCAAAACCGGTGGTGTTCTTAATGAAATGTTAGCAGGCGGTATTACAGATGATAAGCTGTTTAATACTTATATAAACGCAGATGGAACTACACCGTTGTTTGGAAACTGGGATTTAGGCGGGACTTTTACTATAACAAACGTTCCTAACCCTACTTCTGACAGTCAAATCGCAAATAAAAGTTATGTTGATAGCGTTGCCCAAGGACTTGATGTTAAGGATAGCGTGAGAGCTTTAGCAGATTCTAATGTTACAACTAGCGGGACAACTACTATAGATGGAGTTTCTTTGTCTGCTGGTGATAGGGTGTTATTAACTGGCCAGACAAATGGTGTAGAAAACGGTATTTGGGTGGTTCAGACAGGTTCTTGGACGAGACCAGATGATTTTGCTAATGGAAGTTCTGTTGCTGGTGCTTTTACCTTCGTAGAATCAGGGAATACTTACGCCGATAGTGGATGGGTATGTACTAACGATAGTGGTTCTGATATCGTTGGAACAGATAGTTTATCCTTCTCGCAATTTTCTGGGGCAGGCCAAATAACTGCTGGGGCTGGTTTAACTAAAACTGGAAATACTTTAAACGTTGGTCAGAATTCTACAGGTGGTATTAAGGTAAACGCAGATGATATTCAACTTAATGTAGATAATTCAACTATTGAGATTTCAGGAACAGATCCTGGAACTGTTCAAGTTAAGGCAGGTGGAATAACAGGAAATCATTTAAGTTCTTCAGTAGCCGGGGCTGGTTTAACAGGTGGTGGAGGAAACGCTCTATCTGTAAACGTAGATAATTCTACTATTGAGATTATAGCAGATGCCCTACAAGTAAAAGCCGGAGGGATAACAGAAAATCATTTAAATACCTCGGTTGCGGGAAATGGTTTAACAGGCGGTGGCGGTAATCCTCTCGCAGTTGGAGCTGGTTCTGGTATAACTGTAAACGCTGACTCAATCGAGGTAAATCCTGCTGATTTAATCTCTGGCGGTTCTGCAGAGATAGACGGTGATAAAATAGATATAGATTGGAATCCTTCTAATTATACACCAACTACTTCCCCATCGGAGGTAGATAATGTTGACCAATTGACTGCCCATTTGGCAGGAATCGATAATGCTCTGGCTGGAATCTCTACAGAGAATATTTACCAAGAAATGCATACTATAACTTCCGCAGAAGAGACTGCCGGTTATTTTACATTAACACATACCCCTGTTAATGCGAGGAGCGTGAGAGTAGATGTTGTAGGTGGGATTAGACAAATAAATAAACAAGCAGTTAATGGAACCGGGCTGACCCCTGATTTTGATATTTTAAATAATAATCAGTTGCACTTTAATAACAACGGCGGAGCAACAGGGCTTAGCGGAGATTTATCAGCTGGCGATACTTTGATTATTTGTTATCAATACTAAGATTTAACTGAGGAGGCTTAATGCCTCCTCTTTAATTTATTTGGAGGAGATTAGTATGAAACGAGGAAAGAACGAAAATCCCTTGTATCAAAGGATGAAGAATATTCAATTAGCTTTAGAAAATTTAGGATTTGATAAGTTAGAAATACCCGAAGCTCCGGGTGAATACCCTGATTGGTTAAAAATAGTTTATAAAGATTTATTTTTATTAGTGAATACTGCTAGGTTAGACCCTTCTGTTTCTTCAGAAAAGTTAGTTAATTTAGGCTTATTAGCTAAAAGGATTTGTGAATACTTATATTTATCGGCTAAGCATTTTTCTGAGATAAGTAATGTAGATATTTCTCAACTAGGTAATTTGGATGTAGTTGGGATGATAGTCGAAAAATTCGAACAAGAAAGGGCTAAGTTAAATTCCGACAGTTGAAGTCCTTTCTGTGGGATATATCCGTGGGTGGTTAGAAAGTTTAACGCGTTAAACTTTCAAGACCACGAACACGGCAAAAAGCAGAAAGGAGGTTATAATAATGAGTAAAACAAAACGAAAATGGATTATTTTGGATTATACTAACCCAGACGCCCTAAGGGCGGAGGATATCCCTTACGATGCCTCTCAGTCGATGAGGGCGAGATTTGATTCTCATTTAACTTCAGATGACCACACCCAGTATCTACTTGCAAATGGAAGCAGGCAGTTAACTGGAGACTGGGATATTGGAGATGGTAGAAGCATATTAGCAGACAAAATCAGGGCAAGAGATGGGGATGGGTTAGCACTTTATGACGACGGTGGGAATGGTATTTTTATTCAGGATGGTGGCAATGTAGGAATAGGGACAGATAGTCCGGAGTTTAAATTACAGATAAATGATGGATTGAAAACAAGAGTTATGATTCATGAGTCTTCTAATATTGTAGGACCACGGCTTGTGTTATATAGTTCTCAAACAGGAAGTGCCCCAACACTTGAACTCGGAGTGGCTACTCAAGATTACGGCAACTATGTTCTAGCAAATTGGGCATATTTGGCAGGAAATTCACTTAATGAAGGTATTGCGATTTTAGGAAATCTTAATGACCAATTTCCTTATGGTTTATTTGTTAAAAACGGCGGCAACGTAGGAATAGGAACAAATAGCCCCGGTGAAAAATTAAGTATATATAGTAATAGCACTGATAACGATTTTTATGCTTTAGGTTTAGGTGTTGCAAGTACGAGAAGATGGAAGATATTATTAGGAGGATACAATCAGCATTCAGAATATGGAAATTATCCCCTGATAATACAAAGGGATATGGGTACATATAGTGGGGCTTTTGTGATAGAAGGGGATAGTCCAGTAGTAGTTAGAAAATCTGGCAAGGTAGGGATAGGAACAAGTAATCCGACCAATTTATTTGACGTCAACAAAAGTGATGGAAATGGAGTGTTTGCTGGTTTAGGCGACCTTTCCCAAACTAACCCTTTGGTTTATATAGGGGGAACGGGTTCGCATAGTTATCTAGAAACAAGGAATAACTATGAATTATGGATTGGTGTAAACAATCATCCTGCAACTAATATACCAGAAATAGTAATAAAAACATCGGGTAATGTAGGAATAGGGACAAATAGTACTCATTCTAAATTAACAGTAGCGGGGCATATCACCCCTTCTACGGATAACGCTTATGACATTGGAACTTCTTCATATCGTTGGGATGATATATGGGCAACAAATGGAACAATACAAACTTGCGATGAAAGAGATAAAGATTTAATTTCAGACGCTCAATTAGGGCTAGATTTCATAAATAGATTAAGACCTGTAACTTTTAAATGGAAAGATTATTCATCTGAAGCAGTTTACGAAACTAGAACGAAGCAGAAAACCCAATTGGTAACAAAAACGAGGGAAAAAGAGATTATAGAATTAGTAGATGGTAAATATGTTAAAAAGGTAATAACTGAGGAATACCAAGAGGAAGAACCTGTATATGAAGAATATGACCTTTATGATGAAGAAGGGAATATTATTGGCAAACATAAAGTTCCTGTTATGGAAGAATACCAAGAAGAAGTTCAGCCTGCGATTTCCAGGACTTATATAAGAAAGCATTATGGATTGGTCGCCCAAGAAGTAAAACAAGTATTAGATGAGTTAGGGATAGATACTGAAGACTTTGCCCCTTTAATAATAGATGAAGAAACAGGAAAGTACGGGTTGAGGTATCAAGAATTGATTCCGATTTTAATTAAAGCTATTCAAGAACTTTATCAAATGATTAACAATAATTAGTATTGGGAAGGAGGAGAATTATGATTAAATTAGGATTTGAGGAAAATGAATTGAGAACATTAATTTCCTTTTTGGATAGGGTTACTGTAACAGGAATAAGGGAAAATATTGCCTATATGAACCTTATTCAAAAATTAGAATCCGTTTTAGTTGCTAAAGAAGATAATGATAAGGAGGATAAGAATGAAACTAAAGATAGGAAAAATGATAGGTGATTGGGGAAAACGTGTTATAGGCGAAGCTATAAGTAGTAAGAAAACATTAGCTACTTGCGGGGCTATTGTTTTTCTTACCCAAGTGAATCAAAAATACGCTTTGATAGCTTTTGTAGTTTGGATGGTTTGTCAGACAGCTATTGATGTTTCTAAAATTTTAAAGGGTAAGAAAGAGTGAAAGAACTTTTTCTTTTGAAGGAACAATTAGCGACTTTAACAGAAGCTATTAAAAATTTTAAGGAAGAAGCGAGAAAGGAATATGAGCAGATAAGGGCTCTGCAGAGGGAGGTATCTTCTCTTTCTGCAGAGCTTAACTTTTTGAAGACGAGAATACAAGACCATAGGGAAGATATAAGCAAGGCGTTATTTAAGATTGCGGATAATGAAAAATATTTAGAAGGACTTAAAGTTTCTGTCGATAATATTCAAAAAAGTTTAACAAATCTTTGGGACGAGTTTAGAAATTGTCAGAATAGAATGAAGGAATCAATGATAAAGGAATTGAGGGAAGAAAGGCAAAGGGCATTAGACGAAAAGAAAGAATTTAAATTTTGGTCTTTAGAATACAGATGGAAAGTTATTGGAGCATTGATAGGGATAGCTGGTGTATTAGTCCCTATTGGATTGTATTTTTTTGATTTAATGATTAAATTTATTTTTAAACATTGGAGGTAGTTAAAAATGGAAGGGGAAAAAAGAAATATTTTATTGATAGAAGACGATCCTACTTATGGAAAAATAATTAAAGATTATTTAAATTCGAAAGGATTTAATTTAATATGGGCGGATACAGGAGAAGAAGGTCTTCAAGAAGTTTCTAAATGGAATGGACTTTTAGATTTGATTATCGTTGATATGGAATTGCCGGGGATGGATGGGGCAGAAGTAATTAGATGGGTTAGAAAGTTAGGTTATGGTGTCCCGATTATCATTTTAACGGGAAGCTCAGATATTGATTTAGAAAGCTTTTCAGAGTTTGACGTTTACGATGTTTTAGAAAAGCCTAAAGCGCCAGAAGAAATAGAAGAAATAATCGTAAATTGTTTTGAACAAATTAAAAATTTATCAAAAACTATTTCGCAAGCTTTAGAGGATTTAAAGGAGTTGTTATGCGAAATAAAGTCCTCTTAATTATCTTGATTTTCTTTATTCAGGGTTGTTCCTTTATAGAGGTAAGGAAAACTTATTATCGTAAAGATTATGGGAGAAAGCCCCAAGAAAAAGAATTATCTTTTACTTCAAAAAGGGCTTTAGCGACTGGCGCTACTTTGAATAATATGACAGCTGCCAAGGTTTATTATCAAGGAACAGAACCTCAGAGTAAAGAAGCTAAAATTCTTTACGATATGTCTTATAGATTTATGAGTTTAGCTGGGGTTAAAGCTGATTTTGACCCTTCCGACCCTGAAAGCGTTGCTAAAATATTCGAAGAAGCAGATAGGGCTTTAGAAGAGAAAGAAAGGATTATACATCAACTTAAAGAAGATGTTAAAAGATATTTACAAGAAAAGGAGAAAATTGTTAGGGATAAAGAAGCAGAATTACAAGCTTTAAATAACAAATGGCAAGTAAAATTAGGAAATTTATGGTTTTGGATTTGGGTGATTATTATAGGTTTTATCGCCTTAATTATCTTTTGCCCTGCGATAGGCATTCCTTTATTAAGCAGAACAGTAGGATTAACTTTGAAAGCTGGCAAGAATACGATGAAAGCAATTGAAGCTATTAGGGATAAATGGAAAGAAGAAGAAAGATTAGCAAAAGAAAGAGGGGATATGAAAAGATACGAACAAATAAGAAAGGTAAGGGAAGAATTAGAATCTGAATTACATAAAGCACAATCAGAAGAAGAAAAATTACATATAAAGAAATTGAAAGCTAAAGGGGTGATTAAGAATGATTCTTAGGTTTTTATTAAAATATGCAGTGAATTTAGGGATGGTTTTTACTAGATGGATAGGAAGGAAATTAGATTCCTTAGAAGTTTCGAAAGTTGATTTAGACCGAGCTTTAGTTGAAATGGAATGGGTTAAAGAGAATATAAAACAACCTATAGAACTAGAAGAATATTTTAGAGATAATAATTGGAAGTGGGAATCTGACCCTTTAAGTGGATTTTTGGATTATGTATCTGATGTAGAAATTACTTTTGCTAAGAAAGCTGGGGATTGTGATGACCTTGCAGAAGTTTGGAAATGGAAATTTCCATTTTTAAAGAAGTATGCAGTAGTTCCTTTAAATCCTTTTAAAGAAGCAGGTCATGTAATAGCAGTAGGGAAAGTTTCTCCAACCAGGATTTTAGTATGTTCTAACTTAAAAATTTTAGCTTGGGTGGAAAAAGATAACGAGATAGAAGCGATTAGGGAAGTTTACAAAGATAGTAAAAGAGAAATTAAATGGATTTTTGAATTTAATGATAAGAATTTTGTAAGGAGGGTTTATGCCTTCTAAAGAGTTTAACGCGTTAAACTTTTCCGCTTCTGGGGCAAATTTTCATAAAACAATATTGACTAGTAGTGGGGTAAAATTAGCTCCTTTTATTCCTTTGAGGAATAGATTTTATTATGGAACATATACGACCCCGCCATTCTTCATTGGAAATAATGGCGGGAGAATAGATAAAATATCTTGGCAAGGAAACATTCCCCCTAATACTAACGTCCAAGCAGAAGTTCAATTCGGTCCCGATGATGGATTGTCTAATAATTTTGCTAATTGGGGAGATTGGCAGCCCTTACTTACTCAAATAGATGGGTTTAATGAGTCTGCTGGAACTTTATTAGATAATGAAACTGTTTTATTATTGCATTTTAATATAGAGACCTCGCCGACGGAAATAAAAGATTCATCCCCTAAAGGTCATATAGTACAAATCTTTAGAAATGTTTATTTGGTAAATACACCTTCTAAATTCGGAGATTCTGCTTATTTTAGCGGTGCGGGTTGTTTAAAAATCGCTGATTGTCCTGATTGGGATTTTGGAGGCGAGGATTTTACGATAGATTTTTGGATTAAGAGAAATAGGTTAACTCAAAGGGAGCTATTGGCGGGACAGACTAATAGTTTGGGTAATAGAAACGCTACTTCAGTATGGATTGAAATTTCGGCAACGGATCAATTAATCGTTTGGGTTTGTGAATCTACTAAACGATACGGGGGCGTTTTTGGAACTATTAGGGATTATAATTGGCATCATATTGCTGTAGTAAGAAACGGAAATAATCTATACGGGTTTGTAGACGGGATTTTGCGAAATACGTTTAATGTTACTAATGTTGTCGTTAATAATGTTAATAGTAATTTTGCTATCGGGTGTGTAGGGGATAGGAATACTTATTTTTTCAACGGATGGATGGACGAATTTAGGATAAGCAAAGGAATCGCAAGATGGACTAGGGATTTTATTCCCCCGTCTAAGGAGTATCATATTGAGACTTACGGGGTAGACGATAAAACTAAGTTATTGTTACATTTTAATGCAGAAGGAGCTAATATTATAGATTCTTCTTTTTCAAACCACATCGTAGAGGTTTATGGTGATGTTATTCAAGTTACGAATCCGAGTAAATTTGGAAAGGCTTGTTTTTTTGATGGGAATGGCGATTATTTACAAATAGCTAATAGCCCTGATTGGGAATTCGGTTTAGAGGATTTTACTATAGATTTTTGGATTTATATTAATTCCTTTTCCGCAAGGGATATGGTAGTCGTAACTTATTTTGATACTTTTCCAGAATGGTGGGTCGCGGTTCGCCAGAATGGCGATGGATGGAATGTTTGGCTTAATGGAGGGACAAATATTAATGATCCTTTGACTACTGGGGTTTGGTATCACGTTGCTTTAGTTCGTTGCTCTGATACTATTTATTTCTTCAGGGATGGAGAATTAAAGGCTAGTTGGTATTCTGTTAATAACGATTTGTCGGGTAGGCAGTTTCTTAGAATAGGAAGGGCTTACGATTCAGGGAGTCACGATTTAGATGCTGTTATTGATGAATTAAGGATAAGCAAAGGGATTGCTAGATGGGTTTCTAATTTTATTCCTCCTAGTCAGGAATATCATCAAGGTTTAGGGATAATGAGTTGGAATAGGAGTTCAGAAAAATTAGGAATTATTAGGGATGCTAGCGAAAAAGTGGAAGGTACTTCTTCAATGAAGTTAGAGGTTTCTAAAGGTTCGTTGAGAACTTATGTTTACCGAGAATTTGGTGCTGGTATTTCTTTGCAAAACGCTAAATATATTTCTTTTTATGTTAAGTCAGAAGAGATAGGTATCCCTTTAATTTTACATATAGATTCAGTCAATTCGGGAATTTCTACTGTATACCCAAAAGCCTTTCCTATAAGGGTAATTGAGAAAAATGTTTGGAGAGAATATAGGTTCGATTTATCTTCCATTCCTGATACAGACGACCTTAAAAATCCTTCTGTAGGTTTAAGATACATAGCCTTCGAGATAAATTCGGATTCAAAGTTTGGTATTTGGATTGATGATATTAGGATTGGGAATTATATAATAAATAATGAGGCATTATCTATTTCTGGGGATAAGTATTGTAGGGTAAGATTAACATTATCAAGGAGTCATTAAAATGAAATTCGTGGATAATTATAAGATAAATACTGAGTATTTTACTATTAAAAAGAAAAATTCAAATGAAGATAAATTTCCATTAGTTATTGGGGAAGTTTTCATAATTTCTAAAAAGGGGATTATTAAAAAGGAATTTAAATTACCAAATAAAATTCTAAACGGTGCGGGTTTAATGTTAGCACAGTTTTGTCAAAACGAAACTTTAAGCGGGTTGACTTATATAGCGGTAGGAACAGGAGACCCTAGTTGGGGAGATAATCCACCAGAACCAGATGTAACTCAAACGGAATTAGTAGCAGAGATTTATAGAAAGCCTATAATGGTTAGAAGATATTTGGATGAAAGTTTTAATACTGTTCCTGGTCCGACTCGTATAATAGAAGTGGAGGTAACTTTTATGGAACACGAAGCTAACGGGCCTTGGAGAGAAATGGGATTGTTTGGAGGAAACGCCACCGCCGATTTAAATTCGGGTTATTTGTTTGCAGCTAGAAATTTTAAGGTTAAAAATAAAGAGGATGATGAGCAAGTTTCGATAGCTTGGAGATTATATTTCTGAAGTTTAACGCGTTAAACTTTTGATTGGAATTGGGATTTAAAAATGTGTATTAAGATTGTTCATAAAAAGGATAAATTCTTTACTGTTTGGGAATATCTTAATGAGCCTTATTTAATTCGCCTTCCTAACGAAACTTTAATCCACTTCGATTTTATTCCTTCCTTAAAAGCTAAATATAAAATAGAAATCTTTCCTTTTGAAAAGTATAATCAATTACGACACGAAAGAAAGTTTAGACTATCTTTAAAAGAAAACCCCGATAAAACTTTTTCTGAATTTTTTGTCAAAGAAAAGCAACCTTTGCATTATCAGCTAATTGGAATGAATTTTATTTATAACGCCAAATCTGTTCTGTTAGCTGATGATGTAGGATTAGGTAAGACTTTGCAAAGTATAGGAGCTTTAATAAGGTCTGTAATAGAGAATAAAATTGATATAGGGATTATTTTTTGTCCAAATACGCTTAAATTTCAATGGGAACAAGAGTTTGAGAATTCTTTAATCAAAGAAGTTTTAAGAAAGATTAGAATATTTAGAATTAGGGGAGAAAAAGGATTAAGGAATAAGTTTTATTCAATGGTTTTAAAGTGTAAAAAAGTGCCAGTTTTATTATTGAATTATGAATTATTTTTGAGAGATTATATTAAAATAAATCAAGTATTAAAGAAGTTTAAAAGAAGATTTGTAATTTGCGACGAAGCTTCCAGAATTAAAAATCCAAATACAAAAACTCATAAATTGATTTGTAAATTCTTTTCTAAATCTGAATATAAAGTTTGTTTAACTGCTACCCCAATAGAAAATGGGTTGGAAGATTTATATGGAATAATGAGATTGGTTGATAAAGCCTTATTCTGGTCTTATAGATTTTTTTGTAATAGATATTTACAAATCGAAGAATTTAGGAATTTTAAAACTGGAGGAATTTATAAGAAAGTTGTAGGTTATAAGAAACTGGACGAAGTTAGGTATAGATTATCCCCATATTATCTACAAAGGACTACTAAAGATTTAGAATTAGAATTGCCCCGAATTTTAATTTCTAATTACCCAGTAGATTTAACAGAAACTCAAAAAGAAATTTACGAAAAAATAAGGTCAGATATTGATTGGGAGGATAAGAGAACGAATATTTTAGCGCAATTTATTCATTTGAGAAAAGCTTGTAATTCTCCAAATTTATTCGAAGGTTATTCGGGGAAATCTTCTAAAATAGAAGAAATTAAGATATTACTATCTTCAGAGCTTAGAAATAAGAAAGTTATTATTTTTTCAGAGAGTAAAAAATTTATTAAAGAAATGATTAAGGAATTAAAGGATTTTAAACCTGCCTTTATTTACGGTGGGATGAAAGAGGGTGAAAGAGATATGCAATATTCGATTTTCAATAAAGGTAAAACAAGATTGCTTTTAATGACAAGTGCGGGGGAAAGAGGCTTAAATTTTCCTAGTGCTAATGTCGTAATAAATGCGGATTTACCTTATAATCCCGCTAGGTTAAAACAAAGGATAGGAAGGGCTAGGAGATTAGATTCTAAGACGAATGTTTTAACAGTTATAAATTTATATGCTAGGGATACTATTGAAGAAAGGGTGTTTGAGATTTTTCATAATAAAGCTAAACTTTTTTCTAAAATTTTTGATGATAGTTTTGATTTGGAAAGGGTAAAAATAAATATAGAGAAGTGGGATAAAGATAAGTTGAAAAGTTTAATAGAGGGTAAAAATGGAATCGTTGATAATTAACCCTAAAAGGATTTTAGTAGCAGATAAAGGCATTTTAGTGATATCTAAGGGTAGGAGTTTATTATTTAGTAATCATAGCTTAAATGTTAAAGAAGATGAGGATTTTAATTTCATAATGGTGAATGATGAGAATTGGAAGACCTTTATGGATACTGTTTTGTCCAATAACAATGTTCCTGTAATTGATTTAAGAGAGGGTAAGTAATGAATTATTTGCCTACAGAAGTAAATACTATTTCTACATCTTTGAAAGGTTATGATAGCTTATCGGAATTAAAGGGAAAGCTTATAACCTTAGTTTTAGAAGGAGAATTTCCTTATAAGGTAGGGAATTCTTTGACCTATAAACACGAGAAATCTATCAACCACGGGCTATTAGTAGATATAGTTAGGGATAAAAATTGTGCTATAATGATATTGTCTCCAAAAGACCCACTTTTGACTTTTATTTATCTCCCTAGAAATATTGAGATAGAAGTTAGACCTGTTCCCCCAGAAGTTTTGTCAGAATGGAGGAATGTTATATTAAATAATGTAGATTCAAATTACTTAACTAATCTTAAGGAGCTTCCTAGTGGAGAATAAAAAGGTTTTAATTTACGATGGAAATTGGTTTGCCTTTAGGACTTTTGTAACCCATAGGCTTTGTACTTCTGATGGGAAGGATACTACAATTATCTATGGGTTATTGCAAGATTGGGGATTGATGTTTAAGAAGTTTGATATAGATTTTCCGATTATTTGTTGGGATGGAAAAAAAGCTTCAGAGAAGAAAAGAAGGATTTATCCTAAATATAAAGAGCATAGGAAAGGAAGGGTAGATATAGATTGGGGATCTTATTTTTACAGTATATCGGTATGTAAAGAATTTTTAAAAAAGGTTAAAATCCCTTCCCTGGAATTTGAGGATTTGGAAGGGGATGAGGTTATTGCTGAAATAGTTTATAAATTAAAAAAGGATAATTTTTGTTTTATTAGGGCTACAGATAAAGATATGATTCAGTTATTGGATAAAAATGTAAGCATTATTAAGGATATAGATAAGATAATTACCCACGATTTTTTTAAGGAGAACAATATAAATAAGAAAGCTTGGATTTTTGAGAGGGCGTTGATTGGGGATAGTTCCGATAATATTAAAGGGATTAGGGGAATTGGTGAAAAAAGAGCAAGGTCAATATTGCAGAGGATAATGGGGGAGAAGAATTATTTTAAATTTTTTGAAAATAAGGAATATAATAAAACTAAATGGCGGGATAAAGCTTTATTTGACTTGATTAGAGAAAATTTGGACTTAGTTAGGACTAATATTAGATTGATGTATTTGAGACCGAAGGGAATCAAAATAAAAATAAGCGAGCCTTCGATAGACTCCAAAATTTGGAATGAGATAATGAAAGAATACGAAATTAGAAAATTTAATGTATCGGAAGGTTTTAAACAATTTAAGGATATTTTTAAGGAGGGATTAGATGGGAAAGGAAAAGAAAAAGAAAAAGAAAAAATTTCAAGAAATTGAAAAGAGAGGGTTCGAATGGAAAGAAGAAGTAGGCTTGATTAATAATTATCTTAACCTTATTTCTTGTAAAGGGCTTGTTAATGATGTCGTGATAGATTTAACCCCTAAAAAAGCAATTGCTTTCGGCGTCTCTATTCACGGTGTTATTATTTTTAAAGTAGAATTTGAGAGTGAAGGGATTGATGGTAGTGGGTCTTTAGCTATTTCAGATATTTCTCAATTACAAAAAGTTTTATCTAGATTTAGTGGAGAGGTTGTTTTTTCTTCGGAGGGAGAGGTTTTGACCTTAAGCCAGTCTCAGAAAAAAGCTACCTTAGCACTTACGACTCCCGATAATGTAGAATCTTATAGGGTTTCTGATTCAATAAGCCTTAAAGATTTAAAGTTATCTACCCCACAAGGAAATTGGGATTTTTCTAAAGGAACAGAGCTTGAGATTAAGGTAGATTGGCTTAAAGGTTTAGTTGCTGATGCGACTGTTTTTGACGAAAGGAATTTTTGGTTTAGGTCTAAAGCAGATATTTTAGAAGTTCAAATAGGTTTGGATGTTAATCAATTTGTAGATTATCTAGAAGTAGAAGGGTTGGAAGAAAAGGAAGTGGATTCTTATTTTGAATTTGGATTTCAAGAGGTTTTATCCAGCCTTCAAGGGGATAATGTAACAATGATGTTTTTAAGCGGGCAAGCTGTGTTAATCAGGGGCGAGTTAGATAACGGAATCAAATATGATTTTGCTATATGCGAGGCGGAAAGAGATGAGGAATAGGGATGTCGTAATTATGGTAGGAGATTGTGAAAAGCCTAAAGGATTTAGTAGGGTGGAAATTTTTAGAAAGGATATTTTTAGTACCAAGGGTTTTAGAAAGGGATTATTTGTGGATGCTGATAATTTAAATTTAACTTCTTTAGATATTAAATGGATTTGCGAGAATTCTAAATTCCCAACCCTTATTTTGGTTAGAAATAGGGAGAAATTAAAATCCATTTCCCCGAATATAAAAGTTATCGAAAAAAGGGAATGGGGGAAGTCCTTTGATATTTTTGAATGTTTAAATATTATTTTAAAGGAAAGGGACAGAACTAAGGTTTTGAATTATCTGAACGAGGTCAGACCTCCCGCCTTGTTGCTTTTTAATTGGTTAATAAGTAACATAGACCAGATAGGGAATATACCTTTACTTATGTATTTAGATGAGCATATTTTAAATAAGAAGTCTGTCGAATGGTTTTATGAATTTTTAGCTTTGGGGATTAAACCTGTTTCTAAGTATATAAGATATAAATATAGGATAAGAAAAGTTTAACGCATTAAACTTTTGAGGATTTTAAAATGTTAACAGAACAATTAAGACCTAAAAAATTGGAAGATGTGGTTGGACAAAAGGAAATCGTAAATAAACTGAAGGAATTTGTAAAGAAAGGAGAAATCCCTAATTTATTGTTTTACGGAAATCCTGGAGTTGGTAAAACTACAGTTGCTCATATTATAGGTAGAGAGATTTTAGGCAAAACATTTAAAACAAACTTTATCGATATGAACGCTTCTTCGGATAGAGGTATTGATACTATTAGAGGGTTAATACAGGAGAGAGCTAAAGTTAGGTCTTTAGGAACGAACAAACCGAAAATAATATTTCTTGACGAAGCAGAAATGATGACAAGAGACGCTCAAACCGCTCTAAGGCGAATAATGGAGGATTATTATAAGACTTGTAGATTTATACTTTCCTGTAATTTTATTGAAAAGATTATAGAGCCTATAAGAGATAGATGTTCTCCTTTTCATTTTAAAGACATTCCTTATAAGACAATTGCTAAATATCTCTTAAAGAAGGTCAATCCAATATTATCAAAACCTTTATCTAAAAAACAAGTAATAGCTATATCTAAAAAAGCAAATGGGAGTTTACGAAGAGCTTTGAATTTAGTAGAGGCAGGGTATAATAAAGAAGTAAAAATAGAAAAGCCTTTATTATCTTTATCCACTAAAGAATTTTTTGATTTAGTTTATAGTAATGAATATGACCCTGATATTTTATTTCAAAAATTACATCAAGAAGTAGTTTCTAAAAAGAATATAAAAGCATTAGTTATTTTAGCAGATACCGATTATAGGATGAGTTTAGCTACAAATAAAATGTTACAGTTAATGAGTTGCTTTGTTAAGATTAGGAGGAAAAAATGAAGGACAAAAATTCTATTCAGGTCAAGATAGTTCCTTTAGAAAGGATAAAGCCTTTTGAGAAAAATCCTAGGGTAATGAACCCTAAGGCAATTGAAAGTGTTGCCAATTCTATTAAAGAATTTGGGTTCAACGTTCCGATAGTGGTTAATTCCGAAATGAAGATTTGCTGTGGTCATACGAGATACGAAGCAGCCAAACTTTTAGGGTTAAAGAAAGTTCCTGTGATTATTAGGGATATGGACGAGAAGGATTTTCTTTCTTATAATATTATCGATAATAAAACTTCTGAACTTAATGAATGGAATTTTGAAATGCTCAGAAAAAATATTCAGGATTTGGATAAGGATTTAACGGAATTTGGTTTTACAGAAGAAGATTTAGACATAATTCTTTCATCTGAGGAAGAATTATGTTCTTTTTCTGAAGATGAGTTACCTGAGTATGATAAAAGCTTGACAGAAGATACAGATAAACCAGAAGAAAGATTCCATTGTACAATATTTTTTGATTCCAAAGAAGATTGGGAGCTTTTAGCTAAATTATCGGGAAAAGAAGGAAGTAAGTATTTAGAAGGAAGTATGATTGTAGAAAATTTAAAGAATTTTTTAGGTAAAAAGTTTAAAAAATTGCAGAAGATTATGGAGGGTTCGGATGGAGAAAATTAAAGCGACTTATTCCAGCCCTAGATGGAGTGGGGAATTATTAGATTGTAGTATGCCCATGACCTTCGACCAATATTCTAGATGTTCGTTTAATTGTGTTTATTGTTTTAGTTTTTTTCAAAAAATTTATAATAAAGGTATGAGTGAAAAGAAGAAGAAAGACTATGCCGAAGGTATTGTTACTTCGGTGAACGCAGAAAAAGTGATAGAAAACTTTCGCAGGAGTTTGAACGGGGAAGATGTATGGCAGTTTTCTTGGTATATTAAAAATCGATATGTGATGCAATGGGGTGGTTTAGCAGATCCTTTTGATTTATACGAGAGAAAATTCGGGGTAGGTTTAAAATTATTAAGATTTTTTAGGGAAATAGAATACCCGATTAGCTTTTCAACTAAGGGAACTTGGTGGATAGAGGATAAAAGATATAGGGAATTATTTGAGGAGAATTCTTTTTGGAATGTCAAAGTAAGTATAATAAGTTTAGAAGAGAAAGTGGCCAAAGTAATTGAGAGAGGATGTCCGACAGTGAGAGAAAGGCTAGACCTAATCGAAAAATTATCCAATATAGGGATATTAACGACGTTGAGATTAAGGCCTTTTATTCCTAAAATCTCGGATAAAACATATCTTTCTTTAATTAAGGAAGCTTCTAATAGGGGAGCTAAAGCAGTTAGTACGGAATTTTTTTGTTTGTCCACTAATGTTAAAAAGGAAAGATTCAAACCTATTTCTGAATTGGCTGGTATTGATATTTGGGATTTCTATAAAAGGCTTTCGCCTTCAAGAAGTTCTTTTTATAAAAGGTTAAATTATGAATATAAGAGGCCGTATTTTAAGAAAATGGAAGAATTATGCAAAGAGTTAGGATTAAGATTTTATGTGAGCGACGCGCATCATAAGGAGAGATGTAATAATGGGAGTTGTTGTGGTTTACCCGAAAATTCTGGGGCGATTTCTAATTATTTTAAGGGTCAATTTACCTACGCTATCGTTTTAGCTAAAAAGAAAGGGGAGGTAAGATTTTCAGATTTAGAAGGTGTAGAAAACTGGAAGAAAATCCCTTGGAGTTATGCTCAAGGATTAAATACTCATAATCAAGTATGTCGGCTTAAAAGAAAAAATTGGACGGTTTATGATTATGTTAAATTTATTTGGAATAGTCCTGAGAATAGTTTATCCCCTTACAAGTATTTTGAAGGAATGTTAATACCTTATGCTAAAGATAAGGAAGGAAATTTGATTTATAAGTTTAATAGGGAAAAATATGGAAGGTAAAGAAAATTTCATAAGTATTTTAGAGGATTTTAAGAGATTGGAAGAAAAGAACCTAGAAGTTTTTTTATTATTAAACGGAAAAGATTTTGAAGATATTTCTAAAATTCTTATAAGTTGGAGAAAGATAAAAATAGAATATAAAGGCACGGGTTTGGAAATACCAGAAGACCTAGAAGGTAGATGGGCTTGGTTATGGAAGAATATTAAATGGGACAAAAGGAAATTGGAAAAATTAACTATGTTAGATTCTTCAAGGTTATCTAGGATTGTTGAATTTCTTATTTCTAATAGAATAATTTTTCCCGATGGGACAATTCATAAATCCGCTTCCTTACTTTTAAGGGCTAAGATTAAAGAAATAATTAGGAAGATACCGACGGATAAGGATAAATCTAAAAATAGAAAGGGGTTTGTAGATGGCTGATGTATTATTTGTACATCCTCCTAAACCTTATCTAAGAGACCCTAATGCTCAGTTTCCTTTAGGTCTTTTATATGTAGAAGCCTCGGCGAGAAAGGAAGGGTTCGAAACTAAAGTTTTAAATGCTTCTTCGCTTTCTTTGGAAGAAACTGTAGTTAGGATTCTAGACCTTGACCCGTCCGTGATTGGTTACACTGGAACAGTTTTAGATTTGCCTTATATTTTTAAAATACAAGATGAATTGGAAAAGAAAAAAATCTATCCCTTTGTATTAGGTGGGCCTTGTGTTTTTGCATTTTTAGAATCTGATTTGCGGTTAAGGTTTAAAAGTCCTTTTACGATATGTATTGGGGAAGGGGAGCCTGTGATAGGTCGAATAATACAAGACCTTAAGAAAGGGTCTCCTAAAAAATCTTACACGGGTTTTAATGAAGATATTAAAAATTTACCTAGGCCAGACCGAACATTAATCCAAGACGATTTGTCGGGGAATGTTTTCCTTAGTACTAGGTCAGATAAAGCGACTATTATTTTATCCTCACGAGGATGTGTTTTTAAATGTTGTTTTTGTACTGCACCTCATCTTTCTAAAGGGAAAGTAAGATTTAGGGATTTGTCAGATTTTTCAAGGGAATTAGATGAGATTAAAGATTTAGGAGTCAATTATCTTAGGTTTAGTGATGATAATTTTAGTTTAAATAGAAATTTTGTATCGGAGGTTTGCAAGCTTTTAAGGGAAAAAGGGTTTTATTTTCGTGTTTCTTGTAGGACTAAGCCCAATGACCTAGATTTTTTTAAATTATTAAAAGATAGCGGGTGTTTAGAAATAGGATTTGGGGTAGAAACCTGCGATGAAAGGGTACTTAAAGTAATCGGAAAAGGACAAACCGTATCTGATATAGAAAAAGCTTTGACTAATGCAAAGAAAGCCGGGTTATTCGTAAGGGTTTTGTTGATGTCTAATCTCCCAGGAGAAGATTCCCAAAGCTCTTATAGAACTATATCGGTTTTAAATTCTTTGCCTTGGGATTCTATAAGTGTTACTGTTTTAAAGCCTTTCCCCGGTTCGGAAATATGGCGTAACCCTCAAAAATTTGGGTGTGAAATAATAGATAAAGATTTCTTTTCCTATAATATTTATGCCTATGATTCCTTAGGCGAAAGGCCTCATAAGCCGGCAATCAGGCCGTTTAATTTGGATTTATGGGAAGTGAGAAAAAATATTGAGGTTTTATTTGATTGGGCAAAAAAGACAGGAAAACTTAATAAGGGGTAAGATATGAAGATAGGTGTAGTAAGATATTGTTTACCATTAACTTTATCCAGAAGTTCGTCTAGCGGAGGCGGTTGGATTTTGGAGGACATCTTAAGAGGCCTTATGGGTAAAGGCCACGAAATCTTTATTTTGTCGGAGGTTAATAAAAAGGATTCTTTGTTTTGGAACAGGTATAAATTTAAATTTAGCTTTTATAAAGTTCCCAAAAATTTAGATTTATTATTAGTTATACAAGGCCCTTTTAATGTTACTTTTTGTTCGAAAAATTTCGGGCCTTATTTAAAAGGATTTAATCGGGTTTTGGCTCAATATAGCGGCCCCGTGGGGTTGTTAGTATGGGATTATGAATTACCTGTTTTCCTTAGTTCTAAAAATAAGTCTTATCTTAAAATGTGCGAAGGATTAGGTGAGAATTTTCTAATAAGGGATAAGAAATGGGTCGTAATAGTTTCAGACAAAGAACTCGTGAGAAAAAAATGGTCTAGTCCTTTTTTTGATTTTTTAAAAGAAGGAAAGATAATCGAAGGGGTAGATTTTTGTAAGTTAGGATTTTCTTTAGATAAATATTCTGCTCCACAAATGGGAGACTTGCTTTCCTATTTTGGTAGTGATAGGAAAGGAAGGCTCAAGGTATTCGAAAGATATTATTTACAAAGCGGTCTTTTAGTTAATCTTTTTGGAAATTGGAATAAAAAGAACCTTAGAAGCTTAAAAAAATATCCTAATTTAAAGTTTAAAGGCAAACTAACCGAAAGGGAAGTCTGGGATGCTATGAGAAAAACATTTTTTCAGATTTATATTTCAGATGATTTCTACAATAAAAAGCACTTTATTACTAGAAGGTTTTATATAGGGATTTTAAGTGGGTCAGTGGTGTTATTTCAGAAAGAATCGACCCCAGTTTCTAAAGGTTGGATTCCTAAAAAATTTATTGTTTCTTCAGGTGATGAAGTTCGTGAATTTATAATTAAAAATAAAGATTTTAATAAAAGAAAAATTTTGGTAGATGAATTACAAGAGATTATAGATACGAGTAAGATTAAAGACCATAGGGAAAAGACCTTGGAAACTATCGAAAGGATAGTTAGAATATGAATTTTTTATCCAAGGAACTTCCTTGTTCTAACAAATGTCGTCTTTATAAAACCTGTAAAACCCCTTGTATTAAGGGAAGGGGAAATCCTAATGCAGATATTTTTCTTATAGGCGAGGCCCCGGGGGAAGAAGAGGATGAGCAGGGAAAAGTATTCGTAGGGCGTTCTGGAAAAATTTTAGAAAAAGCCCTTGAAAAAGTTGGAATTAAGAATTTTTATATTACAAATGCAGTTGCTTGCAGACCTCCTAATAATAGGGAGCCGACCCAAAAGGAAATTGAGGCCTGTAAGCCTCGTCTCTTAAAGGAAATAAAGAAGATAAAGCCTAAAACGATTATTTTATTAGGCAATACTGCTCTTAAATCCTTGTTTGCCAAAACCAAAATAAGCGATTATTTGAATCAGGATTTGGAATTTGAAGGAATTAAGGTTTATGCCAATTATCACCCTGCTGCTTTATTAAGAAATCCCGCCTTGAAAAAACCTTTTCTAGAGGTTTTGATTAGGGCTAAGAAAGGATTGATATCAAATAAGATAAGGAGAGAATATTGGTTATTAGAGACTTACGAAGAAATAAAAGATTTTTTGAAATCTTTGTTGAAAAAAGAATGGGTAGCTTTTGATATCGAGACTTTAGGTTTGGATTATTTGGCTAAGAGAGCTAGGTTATTGTCTATCGCCTTTTCGGGCGAGATTGGAAAGGCATTTGCTTTTTCTTTAGATAAGAAAAGGTTGGGGTTGTTGGAATATAGAAAGAGGATTAAATTATTAAATAATTTCTTTAATCATAGGTCTACCCCGAAATTGATAGGCCATAATGTTAAATTCGATTGTGCTTATTTAAAGTATTTCGGGGTCGATGTGGATAATTTAAAGTGGGATACACAGCTAGCTCATCATTTATTGAATGAAGAGATGTTGATGCCTGGTTTAAAGGAATTGGCTAAAAGATATACGGATTTAGGGGATTATAATGAACCTGTTAAGGGATATATGAATAATCTAGATTTTTTACCAGAAAAAACTATTTTAACTTATAATTGTTATGATGCGGATGCTACTTTTAGAATTTTTGTTTACGAGTATAAGAAATTGAAAAAAGAACCTAACCTTTTATGGGTTTTGAATAATATCTTGCTTCCCGCCAGTTATGTCTTAATGTTAATGGAAATGCAAGGAGCTTCTTTAGATTTGGAATACGTTTATAAGTTGAAGAAAAAGTTCGAAAATGAGAAAAATGAGATTATAAGAAAGCTTGAAAAATCTAAAGCGATTAGAAAATCTGTAGAAATATTGAAAACTAAATTTAATTTTAATTCTTCAGACCATTTAAGGGTTCTGTTGTATGAGGTTTTGAAGTTACCTGTCGATAAATCCAACCTTACTAAAACGGGCTTGCCTTCGGCTAAGGTTGAAGTACTTAAAAAATTTTCTGATAGATATAAAATTATAGGTTCTCTCCTTAGACTTTCTAAGGTTAAAAAGATGTTAACTACTTATCTAGAACCTGCTGAAGATTGGCTTTCTTCGGATGGGAAGGTCCATACAACTTATAATTTAACAGGGACAGTTACAGGAAGATTAAGTTCCGAAAGACCAAATAGTCAAAATTTTCCTAGAGATAAAACTATAAAGAAAATGTTTATAGCTTCGCCAGGGAATCTGATTATTCAAGCTGATTATAGTCAGATGGAATTAAGGGTAATGGCTTGTGCCTCTAGGGATAAAAGATTGATAGAAATTTATAATAAGGGATTAGACGCTCATAAGATGGCTGCCTCGGCTATGTATAATGTTCCTTATGATAAAGTAACGCCAGAACAAAGACAATTTGCCAAAGGTGCCGTAAGTTTTGGATTAAATTATGGTAGGGGAGCTAAGGCACTTGCTAGAGATTTGAATATTTCTGTTGAGGAAGCAGAAAGATTTAGGAGGGATTATTTTAAAAGGTATTCGGGTGTCGCTAGGTACATAGAAGAAGTAAAAAAGACTTTAAGAAAACAAGGTTATGTTGAGAGCTTATTTGGAAGAAGAAGGAGATTACCTAATATTTATTCAAAGGATGAATATAAAAGAAGCGAAGCAGAGAGACAAGCGGTAAATTTTATAATTCAGTCAACCGCTTCAGATATAACACTTTTAGCGTTATATAAAATATATAAGAGGATTAAAAAAGAAGAAAAATTATCGAGGCTGATTTTTACTATACACGATTCAGTTGTTTTAGAGGTACCCGAAAGCGAAGTGGATTGGTGTGTAGAAATGTTGAAGAAAGAAATGGTAGATTTTAAATTTGATTGGTTAGTAGTTCCTTTAGCAATTGAAATAGATATAATGAAAAATTGGGGAGAAACTATTAGAACCATAGAATGAAAGTTTAACGCGTTAAACTATGGAAGAGATTTATAGAACATCTTTAGGAATTTTGTATAAAGGTGATTGTTTAGATTATTTAAAGATTCAACCAGATAAAAGTATGGACGTGGTTGTTACTGACCCGCCTTATGGTGTTAGAAATGACGATTGGGATTTGGAATTTGATAAAAATTTGAAAGAATGGTTGGGAAATTGTTTAAGAATTAGTAAAAGATGTCTTTGGTTTTGCTCTGGTATAAAGCTACCTATGATACTAAGTCTTTATTCTGAATTACAGCGTCTTTTAATATGGGTTAAACCCAAAGGCAGTCAGTTTAGCGGAGCAATGAATTCTAATCTATGGTATAGTATAGAACCAATTTTAGTTTATGGGGAGATGCTGCCGAACGATAAGAATAAAAAATACGGATATTCTCATTTTGTTTATAGAACAGTACCAGAAAGGAAGTATGGGCATCCGACTACAAAACCGTTAGGGTTAATGAAAGACCTTATTTATTTTTATTCTAATGAGAATGAAATTGTTTTAGACCCCTTTATGGGTAGTGGAACAACAGCAGTAGCCTGTGAATTATTAAGGAGAAAGTGGGTTGGGATAGAGAAAGAAGAAAAGTATTGTAAAATAATAATAGAACGTTTAAAAACAGAAGCGAGACCAAGAAAGACCTTTATTTAGGGAAGATATGAAAAATAAAATAACAATCGAACATCAATTTATATTTGCTTTACTCGAAGACCCGGGTAGGTTTAAAAAATTAAGAGGTATTAGTTCAAATTATTTATTAAATCCTGTAGCAAAACTACTTTTTAGAAAGTTATTAAATTATCATAGGCGGACAAAGAAATTTTTAGATATAGAAGCATTAGGGACTTATATATCTTCTATACCTAAGAAAAAATTAAGAAAGAAATTTTCAGAGTTTTATTCTGAATTGGCAACCCTTGTAGAAATTTCAGAATCTCAATTTGAATATATTTTAGAACAAATCAAAAAGAATTATAAAAAGAAATTGATTAGTAATAAAGTTTATGATGTATTAGTGGCTAATGAGAATGAAGACAATCCAGACAAAGCAGAAAAATTATGGACATTGGGTTTACAGGAATTGAGGAGACAATCTCCAGAAGAAGCTCCTTTAATAGACTTAGATGATGAATTATCTACAAGTTTAGAAGAATACGAGAAAATGAAGAACGAAGATAAGAAAGCAGTTCCTACAGGTATAGATTTAATTGATATGTATACGGGAGGATTATATCCTGGAGAATTGTGGTTGTTAGGCGGTTATACTTCAGAAGGTAAAACTACAGTATTAACGAATATAGCGAGAAATATAGTAGTTAATGGGTATAATGTTTTGTTTATAACTTTAGAAGAAACTGTAAAACAAATGAGGTGGAGATTTGCTTGTTGCCATTCTAATTATATTAAAAATGGTTCTGCTATTCCTGGGGTAGTTTATTCTAAAATAGAAACAACCGCTTTAGAACCAGAAGAATTGAAAAAGTATAAAAAGACAATAAAGGATTGGTATAAAAATAAAAATAGGGGAAGAATATTTTTCTGGCAAGCACCTGCGAACACGATGGTGATTACAGTTGAAGATATTATGAATTATTTAGCGATGGATATTAGATTAGATGCCGTGCTTATAGATTATGCTCAATTAGTGAGACCTACAAAAAGAATAGGAAATACAAGATATGAAATGACAGAGGTTATAGAGGATTTGAAACAACTAGCTTTAACTTTTAACGATGGTAAAGGGATACCTATATTGACCGCTTGGCAAATATCAAGGAAGGGTAGAAATAATGCAGAGAAAAGAGGTTATTATATTAAAGAAGATTTTAGCGAAACTTCATTTTCAGAAAGAACTTCTGATGTGATGTTATGGTTTTTAACTACTGATGAGTTTAAAGAAGCAGGTTTAATTAAATATGGAATAGCTAAAAATAGAGGTGGGCCAACTGAAATTAAAGGAAGATTTTTAAAACAGAATTTCGCTACGAATTATATAGGAACAAAAACATTAGACCAGAATGAGGTAGATAAGATATTAAAGAATTATCAAGGCGAGAAGAAAGCTTCAGAAGAATTTGTGGTAGAAGATTTTGAAGAAGAAGGATTTTTCGACGACATTGAGGAATTTGAAGAAGTTTAACGCATTAAACTTTTGAGGACTTTTTGATAAATGAAGAACGAAAAAATTTTGAAAATAATCAGAGAAGAATTGGATTTATTTAAGGTGTTAGATTTTTATAATATAGAATATAACCCTTCCAAAACAAAACAGATGATAATTTGTCCTTTCCATTCGGAAATAAAACCCTCTTTATCTATTTCTGAAGATGGAAAATTATGGCATTGTTTTGGGTGTAATGCAGGCGGAGATGTTATAAAGTTTATTGAAGAAATAGCTAAATGTGATTTTAAAGAAGCTATAGAAATAGCAAAGGAAATATTGGGAATTAAAAAAGGAAAAATCAAAATTAAAAAAGTTGTAAAGACGAAAGTTAAAGAAAAGATTTTGTTTGAAGATGTTCAAGAGGATTTGAAAAATAAATTACTCGAAGAATTGAAATTGATGTATAAGACTTATAGAATTGTTTGTGATTTTCCTTTGTATTTGGATAAGATTTATGATTATGTTTTGAGCGTTGTTTTTGAAAAAGAAAGATGGTCTGTATCCTCTGTGAGAACCTTCCTTTCCCAATCCGAATCTTTATTTAGGCTCTCCTTTGAAAACCCTCCTAAAATTTCAAGATGGTATCCAGAAAAAGTTTAACGCGTTAAACTTTTCAAAAAAAAAATTAAAAATTTTTGTTTAAATTTATAAATTATTGGTTTATAATATTTTATGATTTTAAAATTTTTTAAAAAATTTTAAATTTTTCACTTGCATTTTATCGTATATACGTTATAATATACTATAGAATATAAAGGTTCTTTGAAAATTTTAATCTTCTTTATTTCTCCCGAGACCCTCAAGAGGAAGCGGAGGGTGAGAATCCTCTTAAAAAACACAAAGGGAGAAATAAAGAAGAACGCGAGGGACGGCGGACAGTCCAAGACGCACTCAGGTGGGTGCCGAAATCGGAAAGCCTACGAAGGCCAAGTAGGCGAGTACGAGAGTAATTGGCTAGGGAAACCACCGAGAAGGTCGGTCGGGGGTTGGCTCTGAGCCCTTGATGGTCTAGATGCGAAAGGCAAGCTCGCCTTTAAATCCCTTCCTCAAACCATTTCACTTCTCCTTCCTTCTTTAAAACCTAACAAAAGAACCCAAGACACTTGCTGAGTAGGTCCGAATCTGTCAAGGGTGGCTTGTATAAGCGATCGGAGCACCTGTGTCCGGGACAGGATACCTGACGGATTTAGGCTTTTCTTGAGAGCTAACGCTCTCAAGCTAATAAGGCTATCTTTAGTCTTATTAGCTAGTGGGCGTTATACATTATTAATATATGTATAGGAGGGAGGAAAATGGCTAGAATTCAATTCAGAAAATTCGAATATGATAGAATTCTTCTCAAACTTTCCGATGACATTCACGGTTTCATCAGAGAAAAAGCGAAAAATATGGAAGTTTGCTGTTACGAGTATAAAGACAGTCGCCTCCATATCGTTATCGGAACGACTTGGGATGGGTCGTTCCATAATCCAGGGCTTATTATTAAAGCGGAAGCGGAAATACTCAGAAAGGGATTCTGGAAACGTCTCCGCAAAAAGCTTAAAGAAGCAGAAGAGTTTTTCAGAAAAAGAATGGAGGGGGAAGAGAGCATCAACTGGGACGCTCTTAATAAAATAAAAAGAATGAGAGGACATGCCGAGGCAATCCGTCGTTGGGAGTTGTCTCGGAAAAATAATAACCTTTTTTCATAAGGAGGAAGAAAATGACGAGGCACTTCTATGTTAGTGAAATATGGAATTTAAAAAATGAAAAGAAGTTCAAAAAATATATATGGCTTGGGGTCTCACCTGAAATGTTCCAAGCCATATTAAGGAAAGGCGAGACATTTACTTATGAAGATTCTCGCCTTTCCATTAAAATCGGGTGGAAGTGGTCTGAGTCGTTTCATGCCTCAGACACGACCACCGATATACAGGTCTATACAAAAAAGCGTTCTGGATTTTTCAAACGCCTTCGCAAGAAGCTCAAAGAAGCGGAGGCGTTTTTTCTTGGAACAGAAGATGATATGTTCTCTGCCTTAGATGATATTAAGAAGCAAAAAAGAGAAATTGAGGCAATTTCCAGATGGGAGTTGTCTCGTAAGAATGCTTAACCTTTTTAAGGAGAGAAGAAAATGAAATTCAAGAAAGGCAACAAAGTCAAAATTAAAGTCGGTCGCCTAATGTCTTCTTACAGGTGGCTAGCTGATAAGGAACTAACCTATATTGGAAAATATAAAAGGGGTGCTACCACCTATGCGATTTTAAAGACGCAGGGTGGTAGCAGAATAGACGTAAATATTAAGAATGTAGAAAGGAGGTGATATTATGGCAAGATATCTGACCAATGCTTTTAGCTTAAATATGATTGGAAATAAGACAGGAATGTTTATTGTACAGAACGCAGACTTGAAGACCCTCCGGGAAATATCCGATTTGCAATCGGTAATTGGTCATCAAGCTACTGCTGATTTACTTACAGAACTTCTTGGGCGAAAGATTGAATTCAATCGAGTAGCCCTTGAACTCAAAAGCGGGGATATATTATATGTGGTTACTGTTTTCAAAAATGGTAAGCCTTTCCGTCTCCCAGAAGGAAAGGTGCTTACTAAGGAAGAACTGAAAGGGTTAGAATTAAAGATTAAAGTTATCCAGTTTGTATCGGATAACCAGAAAGAAATGTAGGGAGGAGGTGAGATTATGAGAGGTTTCAAAAAATTATTGAAAGTTTTAGAAGAAAATCCAAATATGATAGTTAGCAACATAGGAAGTGGTAAATATAGAATAGAAGAAATTACCGCAGGAGAATTGAGAGTACACCTTTATTACCTATTATACGATATTTGTTGTGAGCTTGGTCTGGAGAAGGAAAGAGAAGATATTAAAGAACTTTTTAAATGAAAGGAGGTGGATTATGGAACTTATTAGGATTGAAGAAATTGAAAGATTGGTAAACGAGACAGGTAAGAAAGGTCTTAAAGACCTGCTTGCCAGGATGAAAGAGTTAGAACAAGGTAAGGTAGAAAAGGAAACTGTGGATAGATTACTAGCTAAGAAAGAATGTCCTGAATGTGGTAGAGAAGTTGAAAAGGGTGGAGAGTTATGTTATGTATGTCAAAAAAGAAAGGAGGAAGAAGAAAGGCAAAAGAAAATAAGTAATAATATTACTACCTTGTTTAATTATCTAAAAGAAAAATCCGAGTTTTATACTAAAGACGAGAGTACAATTTATTATTTTGAAAGATATAAGGAGACTAAAATTCAATACAGTATAAGGAGGGAAGGTTTATATTATAGAAAGTCCTTCCGTCCTTACGCTTATGCAATAGAAATTTACGACGATAATAATTATAGAATTGCTTCCAGGATTAAGAAGGATATTTTACAATTAAGTAAAGAAGAGATTAAAAAGTTAGCTGAAATTATCCATAATAAGATAGAAAAAAAGGCTCAAGAGGAGAGAAAGAAAATAGACCAAAGGGTTAAGGAATTGAAGAAAGAAGAGGAAATCAAAGCGAAAGTCAAAGAAAAATTTGGGGTAGAAGCTTCCCCATATTATTACCGAGTTGGAAATAGATTTGAAAAAGGAAGTTCTTTTTATTTTGAATACGAAGGGCATAAGATATATACTTATGATGGAAAAACATTTCAGATAGATGGCTTACAATTAGATGCAAAGAAAACAAGAGAATACATACAAAAAATAAATGAAGTTAAGAGTGAATTCGCCAAATACAATATAGAATAATTTTATTTTAAGGGAGGTGTAAAATGGAAAGAAAGAAAATGAATATAGGGATTGAAATTCCTTTCAGCAGATACACAACAAAAACAGACGTCAGAGAAGCCCTGTCAAGGAACAAAAACAAAATAAAAGTGAGGGTAAAGGATTACCCTAAGGTTTTTGAGTATCTAGAAAAAAGATATTGGAAGAAATGCTTCAGAGAAGAAGCAGAGAAGTATAGAACAAAAGCTGTCCGAGTCTGTGAAAAAGCTAGACAAAAATGGCTTGATAAAAAAGGCGAGTTTTTATGGAGTCATTACGGAGAACAACTTACTAGAAAACAAAAAGTCTATTACAAAGGATGGGGAGGCAGAGGATATACAGAGGACAATGGAAAATGGGGGTGGAAAAGGAGGGTTTGGCATTATGCAAGGATTAGGGAAGAGTGGGAGGATGGACAAAGGAAATTAATATTCTCTATAGGAGACGAAGAACCTGAACACATCTTTACAATTCCACAAGGATTCTATTATGACCCACAAAAACAAGACTATATCAAAAGAATAGCACCAAATGCTTATTATATTCTGGTTTTCCAAAGAAAAAGAGCTAAATTTCAATTGGTGGTTGAATACAAAAATGAAGAGTATCACTTTGGTTATACCCTAGAAATGTATTCAGACAGAACCCTTAGAAAGAAAATACAAGAAGGTATTGCTTATATAAAAGAAAGGAGAAGCAGGAGAGCTCAAGAAATTCTTAAAAACAGACTTGCTCGTCGTATTCAAAAATGGCTTGCCTCTCCTGAAAAACTTAAGCAGGTTTGGGTCACTGTTCAAGATAGCCTGAATGCCGGTAATTGCAAAGCACAGACAATGAGTGTTTATGAAACCCTTCAGGCAAGATTAGGAACTTCAAAAGAAATTGGAGCAGTCAGGGCAGATTATCTTCTGACTATTAGAGATGACTTCTATGCAAAAAGAGCAATAGAAAGGGCAATTTTAAGAAAATTACAGGTGGTCTCTTGACTATCTTTTTGTTTTTAGAAAAACCTTTTTAGAAAAGGAGGGTTTAAAATGAAAAAATGGATATTTAAAGTCAATCCTAATTGTTCAGAAGTAAAAAGATTCAGAGAGAAACTTTACGATGACCCTTACTCTGCATATTGTCCTGGTGATATATTAGCAGAAATTAGGAGGGACTGGGAGAGGAGACATTTATCTAAATGTAAAGAGTGTAGAGATTATGCTTGTGCTAATACAGGTATTGAATAGAAAGGAGGACAGAAATGGAAAAACAAAATTTAAAGATTATGAAATGCCTATGGTGTGGTAAAAATTTCGAGGGGGATATTTTTATGTATCCCTTCTGTGATGATTGTATAGGTAAAATAGCAGAAGTTGAGGAGATAGTAAGAAAAATCTGTGGGAGGTATATAAACCTATGTAAAGAACTGGAATTGAAATGGAAGCAGAAGAAATTTTAAAGAAATTTTATAAGGAGGTGCAAAATGAAATTTGAAGACATTGCTATAGGTTTATTGTTGGGTATCCTGTTCGGCTTGCTATTTGGCTGGGCAGGGGTTATAACAAATGGATTTTCAAATTGTCCGTTTTGAGAAAGGAGAAGAAAATGAGGTACGAGATTAAACTAAAAACAATAAAGATAAAAATTAAGGAAGAGAATCTTGTGTCCTCTGAATCCTTAATCACTCCCGAGCATGCAGTAAAGTTGCTTAAAGGAATTTACAGGGATTTAGATGCAGACCAGGAGCATTTTGGTATTCTCTTCCTTAACTCTCAAAATCAGATTATTGGCTTCAAGATTTTATTCTCTGGTGGACAAAATTTTTCTCAGATGGATATGAAAATTTTGTTCAGGAACATTCTTTTATTCGGAGCTACAGCGGTAATCATATTCCACAATCATCCTAGCGGGAACCCGAAGCCTTCTGAAGAAGACAAACTCATAACAGAAAGAATTAAAAAAGGCTGCGATTTGTTAGAAATTATATTATTAGACCACATAATTATTACAATGGATAGTGAAAATTTTTACAGTTTTAAAGAAAATAGACTTTTTTAATGAAAGGAGTGTAATTATGAGAAAAGAATTTAATTACAAAATAGTAAATGGAAAGAATATTCCTGAAGAGCATAACAGGAGAATCCATAACTTTCTATATGCTCTTAATAATTTGTTACCACTGGAGAAAAGACTATCTGACACAGAAATAGAACAGATAGCCATTTTTTTAAGAGAGAGAACAAAACTTAAGGAAGGAGGTGGTGTTATGAAATGCAAAACTAAAGGTTGTAATAATGAAGCAATGGGGAATGGGATTGTTATTTGTGAAGAGTGTAGTAAGCGGTTAAAAGAAGAAATGGAAAGAGAAGAAGAAGAGATGCAGAGGATGTATTTGAGAATGGTTGATATGCAAGCTGACGCAGGTTATTTAGGTCATACGTTTTGAAAAGTTTAACGCGTTAAACTTTATTTCAGGAAGGAGGTAATAATGTCTATAAAATGTTTAGTAGATAAAGACCTCTTAAAAAAGGTAGAGGAAGCTAGAAAAGAAATTTATAAAGCAGTAGAAGAATATAATTGTAAACCTTTAATGTTGGTTTTACCTTTTATCACAGGTCCTATTTGGGAAGTTGCTAATCGTAAATGGAAAGAAATAGAAGATTGATTAAGGAAAGGAGGTAGTTATGGTTAAGAAAAAAGAATCTAAAAAGATAAAAGTTACAGCAAAGATTAAAGGTAAAATTGTAATTACCCAAGACATATTAGAAAAGTATTTAAAACTTAAAAAGTATGTAGAGAAACTAAAACTACTTAATGAGTCGATAAAAGAGGAGCTTAATAAAGGAACCCCCGTAGAAGAAGGGCCCATTAAAGCTTGGATAGATGAGGTTGAAAAGAGAAAGGTAAATTGGAAGGGATTGCTGGAAGAAAAGATAGGGAAGGATAAGGTTAAAGAAATTTGGGATAATGCACCAAAAACTAAAGAATACCATTTACAAGTTAAAGAAATTAGATAGAGGAGGTGATTATGAATTGTCCTTATTGTGAATCAAATAAATTAGAAAGTACTGGGAAATACATTAATGGTAAATTATTTATTAGATGTTTGTCTTGTGATAGAGTTTTTGTTCCTGATAAGAAAGATTATTCGAAAGGAGGTGAGTTAGTCTATTTAAAATTATCAGAAAGGGTGGGTTGTTTAGAAGCAACACTAAATCATATTTTAAAGAAGTTAAGTAAGAAGCTTGTATTAACAGAATACGAAAAGGGACAAATGGATACTATAAGGATTGTATTAGAATTGTTGGGAAGGGTGCATAAATGAAAGCTATAAGAAGGGTTTATCGCACAGAGTTTAGGTTTACATCCAATATGAAATTTAAGAAGACTAAAAGGAAAGGGAAGGATTTTGGTAAGATATTGGATAGAAAGTTTAATGTGTTAAACCTTAATTTAAGGAAAGGAGGTAATTATGATAGTAAAGAAAGAATTTGATTATAAAGTAGTTTACATTTCAAATGATTTAGATGAGTTAGTAAACTTAATCGAAGAGAAGATAGGAGAACCTATACATCTCCAATCAAATTATTCTGGTTATGCTATTGGAACAGAAGACGAGGAAGGAAATGTGTGGTATGGTGGATGCGACCCGTCTAATTTTATAAACGAAACGTGTCCGCCTGATTGTCCAAAATGGGATAATGGATTTTGTGATAATCCTTGCGAGAGACAAGGCAAGGGTTGGTATCAATGGGCTTGTTATAAAGAAGATTATGAAACGCCTTTACCTCAAGCTATTTCTGCTATTCATAGGGAAGTTTAACGCGTTAAACTTTGAAAGGAGGTGATAATATGAAGATTTTTGGAAGGAACGAACAATTTGTAAATATTAGGAAAATTGCAGAAAATGTTCACGAAGTAGTGTTCTTTACCGATGGCTATAGTTGTTTATTTAATGTTAAAGATTTGGATGAGGAAAAGATAAGGAATATGAATTCTTTTCCTGAGATAATTTATTATTTATTCTCTTTAAAGAAGGCTTAATTAATGAAAGGAGGTAGTTATGAAGAGGTATAACATAAATCCAATCAGGGAAAATTTTTCTTGGGGAGAAATGGATGTTATTAGATTAGGACAGCGTGGAAGAGGAAGAAGTTTAGCCTTAGTCCCATATCACGCACCCAAAGATTGTGAATTCTTAGACATATCTTTAACTAAGTCAGGAAAATATAAGATAGTTAAAGGAGAAAAGGATGATAAATGGTTAGCTGTAGTTTCTGGAGCTGGGACTTATACTAGAGATACTTACGGAACGGTATATTGTCTTCCAAAGGATAAAGAAAATATAAAAATTGTTGCAGTAGGTTCTGGAGCTTATGGGGATGCTGGGAGGATAGGAAGTTGGTATGATTTTCTAGCTATCGTTCCTAATAATACATTTCTTAAAGTAAGGCCAGCCGGCGGAAAATTTAAAATGCCTAGATACTGGTTATATTTTAGCGAAGACAAAGTATTTGAGATAAGAAAGGAAGAGATTGGAATTTTTTGCGACCGGATGGATTTAGAAGTTCCTCCAGAGGACTTTAGGGAATTAGTGGATTTAAGTGAAATCGAAATTGGGATTTAATGAAGGGAGGTAGTTATGTGTCATATAAAAGGATTTATTAACTAGAGAAAATTTAATTAGGAGGTTGAAAATGAAAAGGAAAAGGTGTAAATATTGTGGAAAATTTTTAAATAGGTATAGTGTTAAATTTAATGTATGTTTGTCTTGTTATTTAAAGACCCTAAATAATATCATCGAGTATCAGTTAAAATTGAAAGTTTAACGCGTTAAACTTTATTTAGAAGGAGGTAGTTATGTGCCATACTATAATTAGACGTTCTAAAACTTATGGATATATTTATTATCCTAATCCTCACTTTAGATTGTATATTGGTTTAAAAAAGATGGAAATAGGTTCTGATGGAAATTTATATCCTATTTTTAGAAGGATAAAGTACCCATTTATTCTTTCATATAATTCTTTAATCCGAGCGTTCGGGTTGACTACAGAAGAACCGATTTGTAAGCAAGAGATACAATTAGCACTTAACGTTATTCGACCCTCTCTAACTTCTAAGTTTGAGTTGCAGTTTTTTAATTTGCTAAGAGAAATAAAGGCTGGAATCCATATATCCCCGATATTAGCTTTCTTTGAGGATTTTTCATCCTTACACATACCTTATGAAGATGAAGATGAAAGTTTACGGGAACAAGAATTTACTTATATTGTATTTTTCAAAGAAAGTGATATTATTTTTTATGACGGTGAAACTGTTTCGGTGACAGAATTTTATCTTCCAGATAAGAACGAATTAAATAAAGTTAGAAATTTCTTAGATAAAACTTACAATTCTTTGATAAAAAGTAGTCCTACTTTTGAAGATTTTTTAGTAAATAATGAAAGTTTATTATTAAAAGAAAAATTTAATATTAATAATTTTAAAGAAGAAGAATGAAGATAGAATTAGTTTCGAAATAAATATGGATAATAATTTAGAAAATTAAATGATTAGAAGGAGGTGATATTATGTCTCACAATATAGAAATAAGAAATGGAAGGGCTATGACTTTTTCAGTTGGGGAGGTCCCTTGGCACGGATTGGGTAAGGTGTTAGAGAATCCCTTGACCGCTAAGGAAGCAATAAAAGAAGCAGGGTTAGATTGGGAGGTGGTTCTTGAACCTTTAATTACCAAAAATACAAGAAGAGAAGTAACCTTTAAGAAAGCAGTGGTGAGAACTGACTACAATGAGGTTTTGGGAGTTGTAGGAAATATTTATACCCCAATTCAAAATTCTGAGGCTTTCGACTTCTTTGATTCGGTAGTAGGAGAAGGACAAGCTATATATCATACCGCAGGTTCTTTACAGAATGGTAAAAGAATTTGGATACTTGCTAAACTAACAGGTTCTCCGATAACCGTTACTAAATCTGATGTTGTAGAAAAATATTTGTTACTGACCAATTCCCACGATGGTAGTAGTGCCTTGAGAATGTTCTTTACTCCTGTAAGGGTAGTTTGTAATAATACTCTAAATGTAGCTTTACAAAAAGGGGTAAGAGAAGGAATATCTATAAGACATTCTACAAATATAAAACAGAAAGTCCAGGAAGCAAGAAGAGTTTTAGGTATATCATTAAAGTATTATGAAGTATTTCAAGACCAAGTAAAATTATTATCAAAGAAATCTATTACACAATCTATACTTAATGATTATTTAAGAGAGCTATTTCCTACTAACAAAGAAGCTTTTGACGATACGAGGGTATTAAATATGAGAGCAGAAGTAGAAGAAGTGTTTAATAGTCCTAGAAATACCTTACCAGGAATTAGAGGAACCGCTTGGGCAATGTTTAACGCGGTAGCAGAATATGCTGACCATTGGAAGACCTTTAGAGGCGGTAGTGCTGATAATAGATTAAGAAGTATATGGTTTGGTAGTTCTGCTAGACTAAAACAAAAGGCGTTTGAGAAGGCTTTGGAGATAGCAAAAGTTTAACGCGTTAAACTTTTTGGGAGGAGGTGAACTAAAATGAAGAAAGCAATATGTGTAAAATTGTCTGAGAATTTATTAAAGCAAATAAGGGAAGCCGTAAAGAAATATAATTTTTCGAGTCAAAATAATTTTATCGAGACGTCTATAATTAAACATTTACAGGAATTAAATATGAAATTTCCTAAGAAAAATTTTTAAAAATTTTATTAAAAATTTAAAAATTTGTATATAATAAAAATAACAGAAATTAAATTATTAGGACAGAAAGGAGGTGGTTATGGCTAATGATGAGGTTTTTAAAGAAATCGATTTTGCTTGTAGGACGGTTCAGAAAATGTTTAGGAGATACGATGAGGATACATATCAAGACCTTTGGGTGATAGTGTTAGATAAAAAACTCGTGAATAAATACGACCCAAGTCAAGGTGTTAAACTAAATACCTTTATTACCCATTGTCTCAAAAACTTTATGATAATTAAGCTTAAAAAGGAAAATAATATTAGCTCTAAAGAGCTTCAAATGTCTTCCCTAGAAAAGGAAGACGAAGATTTTATATTTAATGTTTACCAAACAGATGCGGATTTACCAGAGATTTTAGAAGGTTTGGAATATTATCCCAAAAAGTTCAAAGATTGGGGATTAACCGGTAGTGATTTTAAGGGTAGAGGTGTTATACATTATAACCGTTTTTAAGGAGGGATGTTTATGGCTAAAAATAATAAAGCTAAGGAAGAAACAATTAATCTAGAGGAACTGGAATTAGAGGAAGGGTTGGACGAATTAAATGTTGAGGAGGAGCCCGAACCTAGACGCAAGAAAAATGGGAAATCTAATGGTAAAGTAAAAAATGGTAAATCTAAGAACGGAAATGGAAAGCAGGGAGAAAACAAATCGGGAGTAGCTGAAGGCGACGATATTGTAGAAATTAAGATTGATGATTACTTAGATAAGTCTTTTAATTTGAGAGAGGATACCCCAGTAGATGATTTGATTAATTCTATAAAGCAAAAAGGTTTGATTCATTTACCCGTGGTGAGTTCTAATGGAAAGTTATTAGACGGGCAAAGAAGATTACTTGCATTGAAAAAGTTAGGTTATAAGACAATTAAGGCGAGGGTTTTATATGAGGAGGATGAAGGAGACCAGTTTTTGATTTCCCTTATATCTAATGAAGCTAGGAAAGATTTAGACGAATTGGAAAAGGCATCCGCTTATCAAAAAGCACTTGATTCCGGTTATGTTAAAAGTCAAAAGGAATTAGCAGATTTGTTAGGTTTATCTAAGGGAAGGGTAAGTCAAATATTATCCTTACTAAACCCCGATAAAATAGATGAAGAAGCTTTAGAAGAAATAAAAGAAGAGGTTTCCGCTTCAAAAGCAAGAGCTTTGAAGAAAGCCCCTAAGGAGAAACAGAAAGAAGTGGCAAAGAAAATTAAATCTGGTGCAAAGGTATCTGGCGCTAAGTTTGTTCAAAGAATACCTAAAACTGAACTCCCTGAGAATGTTAAGATAGAGGTTAACCCAGATGCCGTGATTATTACTTTTAAAATACCAGAAGGAACTAAAACTATGGAAGGGTTCGATTTGGTTAAGGTAATTAAGGATAAGCTTAAGGAATTCGATCCTTCAATTAATGATGTAATAAAATTGGCTAGAAAGCAGGTACTCGTATAATGAATAAAGAAAGATTTATAGACCGTTTACAAAGGATTTCTAGGGTTCGCCTCTTTAAAGATATTACAGAGGCGAGCCCCGAATCTTTTTCTCAAAAAGTTTATGAAGTAGTAACTGCTCATAGTAAAGCAGTTGAGTTATTAAACTTAGCTTTGAAATGGAGACAGGAAACTAAATTAGAATATGAAGACTTGAAGTCTTTAACTAAACTTCAAAGGACTAAATTGATGATTGAGGATGAGTTTGTAAACGATGGTAATAAAAATGAAAAGAAAGATAGGTGTGAATATCAAATGAGGGGTTTAATTAGGAATCTAGATGAAAAGAAAAATGAGTTGGAAGAGTACGAGGCTCTCGTTGAAATGGCTAGAAATGTTGTTAAAGATGCAGAAATAAGAAAGCAAGGCCTTAATCAACAATTAGCATTATATAAAATAAAAACAGAGGTTGAAGTTGAGTTTGGAGAGGTTTAACGCGTTAAACTTTATTTATGAAAGGAGGTAGTTTATGGCACAAAAAATAGAATGGGGCGATGAATCGGCAATAGGAGGATATACCCAATTTTATAGACCAACTAAAGCAACTTATGATAGGATTAGGATTTTAGGTTCTCCATTAGTTTACTATATGCACTTCAATCCTAAGACACAAAGGAATGAAAGATGTACAGAAGACGAGGATTGTAAGTGGTGTAAGAAAGGACACGAACCTACAAAGAAGTTTGGTTGTATGATAGCCCTAATAGCTCAAATCAAGCCTCAAGATTTTGTAGCAAAGAGAAAGTGGAAACCCGTTTATGATGAATCAGTTCCTGAAGATAAATCCAAAAAAGAAAGATTAGGTAGAATAATGAAATGGCGTTTTGGTATGGATAAGATGTTATCTATTGCTCAAGAAATAAGAAAGTATGCTAATGAACATAATGTTAGTATGGAAGAGGCCAGGAAAGTATTACTATCTAAAGATTGGTTAGTTCAGTGTTCTGATGAGCAAAAGCAAACTTTAATCCTGACCCCTTTATTGAAGGAGAAGTCTTTGTTAGCTGGTAATAAGGCCTTTCTTAAAAGATTTGAAGAACATAAGGATGATATGGAGAAGTTCCTTGATAACGAATTAAAGAGATTAAAACAGGATACCGAGGAGGATTTGGAAGAAGAATTCTTTGAAGATGAGGACTTAGAACAAGAAGATTTAGAGGATGAAGATTTAGAGGAAAGTGAAGGAGAAGATGAATTAGAAGAAGAGGAAGATGAGTTAGAAAGCGAAGAAGAAACCGAAGATGAAGAAGATGAAGACGAGGAAGAAGATGAAGACGAATTAGGAGACGAAGATGATGAAGATGAGGAAGAAGAGGGCGAGGAGGATGAAGAAGAGGATGACCTAGACGAATTCGATGATTTAGAAGAGGAAGAAGAGGAAGAAGAGGAAGAAGAGGAAGTTAGACCTAAAAGGAAGAAAGGTAGGAGGAAGTAGGCTTTAATGCCTACTTCTTTCTTTCTTTGAAGGAGTTGTTTATGTTAATATTAGCTATAGACCCTGGGATTAAAGGAGCTGTAGCAGTTTATAATGATATTTACGATGAAGTGAGTGTCTATACACCTTCTGAATCTCAAAGAATGATTTGTGATTTTTTAGACTCTCTAGATAAATCCCAAGGAATAAAAGCATATATAGAAAAAGTACATTCAATGCCCAAGGAAGGCGTTAAATCGGTTTGGACTTTTTCAGGAAATTATCATAGTTGGACTATGGGATTTATTTGTTTTGAGATTCCTTTTGAAGAAATAGCTCCTAGAGAATGGCAGTCTTATATAAAGTTCTTGCCTAAGGAAAAGAAAGCTAGAAAATTAGAAATTAAAAGACAAATGGAAAATTTGTATCCTCATCTTAAAGTAACTTTACAAAATGCAGATGCTTTGGCGATACTAACTGCTGTTTTAAGAAGGGAGAAATATGGCAAAAAAGAATGAAGTAATCGATGAAGTTATTAAAGCCCTAAATAAAAAATATCATAATGCTATTATAACAGAAAGAACTAGGTATGAGTTTTATCCATCTGGAATAGTTCAATGGGATGCTTTTATAGGGGGATTACCTAAAGGAACTCTTATAGAAATATTTGGGGATGAGGAAGTAGGTAAAACTACATTAGCTTTGACTTTTTGCGGGGCTATTCAAAAAGCAGACCCCAAAAGGAAAATACTTTATTGTGATTTTGAGGATGTTATTGATTTAGGTTATGCTGGAAGAATATGCGATACCTCTAGCAAATCCTTTATTTTAGCTCAACCTGAATCTTTAGAGGAGGGATGGAATTTAATATTAGATGTGTTAGAACAAATCCCGGTAAGTTGTATTGTTGTAGATAGCGTAGCTGCTATGGTGCCCGAAGCAGAATTAGACGGTGATATGACAAAAGACCAAATAGGTTTATTACCTAGAAAGGTAGGTCAAGCATTAAGAAAGTCCTTAGGCTTAATAAGAAGAAAGAAAGTAGTAGCAATTTTCATAAATCAAACTAGGTTAAAGATAGGGGTTTTGTTTGGAGACCCCGAGACTACACCTGGAGGAAAATCTATCAAGTTCAGGGCGGCTATTAGGGCTAGATTAACTAAGACGAATTCTCAAAAATACATCCCGAAGGGTTTTGAATATGCAGAACTTTGTAGGTGTAAATTAGTCAAAAATAAAATCACGGGAAGAAAGACAACATTTGAATGGTTGGTTGCGCCTGATTTAGGGATTATCAGAGAGGAAGAAATATTAAGGGCCGCTTTGAATTATAGGATATTGGAAGAAATTACAGAAAGAAAAGGAAAAGGGTTTTATTATAAAGGGAATCATTTGGGGAAAACCAGGTTAGAGGTGGTGGAAAGGGTATTTAGGGACGAAAAGAATTATCAGAAGATTTATAAAGAAATAATGGAGGTATGAAAAAATTAAGGTTGCCAGAAGAATTTTGTAAATACAAAGATTGCCCGAGATATAGACAAATAAAGGTAGGAGAATTTAGAAAACTTTATGAAAGGAATCCCGAACATTTTATAAATAGATGCAAGGAAAATTGTTTATTTAGTGCTATGGACTATTATTTATGGACTTTGGAGAGAAAAAGAAATGTTAAAACAAATAAGAAGAATAAAGGCAAGAAATTATCGTTCGTTTAAGGAGTTAGAAATA